ATGCCGCACAGAAACCGCACAGTTATCGCTGCGTTGCTGACGCTCATGCTGGCTGGGCAGGCGACGGCCGGCGACCTGCCGATCTGCGGCCGTGGCTGGCGAACCAACTGTATTGTCGACGGCGATACGTTCTGGCTGAGCGGCAAGAAAATCCGGCTTGAGGATATCGATGCGCCCGAGGTGGAGAACTACTCCTGCCCGGCCGAGAAGGCGCTTGGCGACAAGGCGACGTTGCGGCTGCAGACGTTGCTCAATGGCGCGCGGTTCACTGTCGTGCAGCTCGGCAGCCGCGAGCATGATGTCTATGGCCGCGAGCTGCGCACACTCGAAATCGATGGCAAGTCGGTCGGCCAGGAGCTTGTCGCCGAAGGGCTGGCGCACGAATGGGACGGCCACAAGCACCCGTGGTGCTGATCACCTTACCTGCCGGCCGCCCTTGATGACCTTCAGCCGGCTGTCGAGGATGACGTGCGATCCTTCCTGCAGGGTGATGTGGCGGCGCGGATAGGTCGCGACAGCCCCTTCATAGGCGGCATAGCCGATCTCGAGCCGCGAGGTTCTAGCGACGACCGTTTCAAGAGTGTTGTCGTTGAACTGGCCCCAGAGGTTCACCTGGCTTTGCTCGGCGTTGCCGAACCAGGGCGACGGCGTCTTGGGCTCATTGATCCAGATGAACGCGCCCCTGCCGCCGCACGCCGGACAGCGCATCCGCTCGCTGAAATGCACGACGCCGCGCACCGGCAGCAGAAAGTGGGCCGCACCGACATGGTGGATAACCTTCTCCAGGTCGACGAACCGCTGCGCCCGACACGCGACATTATGGCAGACGGCGACGAGCTCCTGGCCGATGTCGCGGGCATCGCCGAGCGTGGTAAGCCACCTGGCCATGCGTCATCCCGGAAAGGCCGCGGCGCGCGCCGCGAGACCATCCAGCAAATCCTTTCCGGGGTAAGGCAGGCTGGGCGGCGAGCCATCCTCGACCGAGGGAAACGCCTCGGTCGGCGACGCCCAGGGATGGACCCTGAAACTGAACTCCGGATAAAGGGCCGCCATCCACGTCCGGAACATCTCCGGCTCGTTGATGATCGAATCGGCCAGCGGCCGCGGTGCCAGGATCAGGAACTTGCGCGTGATATGAGGACCGACCATGCCGATCACCCTGCCACGGATTTCTTCGGTCGCCGCTTGCCGGGATGCGCGAGCGCGTTCTTGACGCGCACGGTCTGGATCCCGAGGTGACGGGCTATGTCGGTCGGCGAGGCGCCCGGGTTGGCCCCGGCATACGCTCTGATGCGGTTGCCGATGTTGGTTTGAATGCCGATCGCCATAGTTGCCTCCGTCCGTTGAGGCAGCTACCCATAGCACCGTGAACAAAATAAGAACAAGCCCCGAGGGATTGTGGTAGAACAGGCGGGACGCCACTATGTTCTCGGCAAGAAAGGAGCACGCCATGGGATACAGCAAATCGACCATCGGGCCGGCCGATCGGCGCCGGATGGCAGGGCAAAAGCAATACGACGTGGCCTACTTCGCGCAGAAGCACCGCATTTCAAACGCGGACGCGCGGGCGATCCTGCAGGATGCCGGCGGCAGCCGCGACAAGGCCAATGAGCTGGCGGCCCTGGAAAAGCGCCCACGATGACCGCGACCCAGGGCGTCCCGCCAGAATTCGAAGCGATGATCGATGCGCTCATCGAACAGCCCCCGCCGCCCTCGGGCGCGCCAACGCTTGACGAGATCATTGCGGACGCAGAGCGGGAGGAAGAACTGCGCCGAAAGGAACAGGCAGAGCTCGGCTATGAGCCGGAACCGCGCTGATGTGCGAGCAGGGCGCGAACTACACGACCACCGAGGCCATGCGCGATATCGTGCAGGCGATGGGCGCCGACTTGCCGCCGTCATACCTGCCACGGCCGTTCGACCGCCAGACCAATACGCTGATCATCCGCAATGGCCCCGATGGCGCCAAGGAGACGGCCTATGCCCGGCTGGGCATGCCGACGCCGCTGGCCAAGCTCAGGCCAAAGCAACGGGTTGACCGTGGACAGGTCAACATCGCCAGCCTCACCTATGGCCATTGGTGGCAGTTTATGGGCGTCGAGCACCGCTGCGTCATCCCGGTGACGCAATTTGGCGAGCGCGACACAGTCGGCGAAACCCACCAGATGATCCCTTTTGGCCTGCGCGGCGGTGCGACGTTTTATCTCGCGGGCCTGTGGACGCGCTGGGGCTCAGTCCGATCTCAGGCCGAAGGTTTCAAGGAACTCGACGGCTACGCCATCATCACTGCGGCGGCGAACGCCGAGGTGAGCCAGGTGCACAATCGCATGCCCGTGGTGCTACTGAGCCAGGAAGGCGTCGACGCATGGCTGTCGCTGCCGCCAGAGGGGGCGATTCGCATGCAGCGCTCGCTCCCGGCCGGGCATATCGTCAGGCTCGACCAACCCAAGGGGGACCATTGAATCATCAACGCGCCCAGCCGTCTGAGCTGGGCGTCGCATTCGTCGAATAGGCCTCTTACCGGCTGTTTCGTCTTGCCGGTCATGAACGATGTCGTTGCAGGGTAAGCCGCGATCCGTTCAGATCCAGCGCGACGTCGCCAGAATCGATCAATCGGTCCAAAGCAGCCAGGATATGGGGCTTGGGCGTTCCCGCCTCAGCGAGGCTCTGCAGCAAACCCGACTTGGTACTTGGCTCATCTCGGAGGCTGCGATTCTCGATATACGCGATGACCTCGTGCTCTATTTGCTCGCTCGTCAGAATCGACCCCCCTAAGCTATTCTTTGAGCGCCAGCGTACCCTCCTCCATCGTCCTTTGTTGAATGTTAGTCGTCAGGAATTCCGTTCGGTCGGCGACTGACATGTAAGGCTGACGCAAGCTTTCCGGGATAAGGTGAGTTATGAAACCTCGTTTGGTAAACTCCCTTTCGAGGCTTCATAGCGAGCCGCTTCCTCAAGGGCTCCCTCAGCCTAGGGGGGCGGCTCGCTTCTCGACCAACAGCGAAGTACTAGGCGCTGGCGCCGCTGCTCGTTCGAGACGCAATCGCTGCCGGATCGACCATTTCATCCAGCTCGCACAAGGCCGCTTGAATATCGTCGATTGACACCGCCGGTCCGCGTGCAAACGCTCTCAGCGCCGGCGCGCCAAAAACGGCGTGAATGTCCGATCCCCAGTGTGCGAGCAGTTGCCGCTTCCGCGCCAAGGTGAGAGCAGGATCATTTACTATCTCGCGGGGCCGATTGTATCCGATAAGATCGCTATCGGACACGAGGTCGTCATCGGTTTCAGAGGTGTCGAAGTTCCTCATGGCTACATCCTCAAGTTGAAGATAATTCCAGGCAACACCTGTTCAGGCTGGTGGCCGTTCGAGGCTCGGAGCTACGGAGGTCAAAACCCCGTTCTTATTATTTGGTTTCAACGCCTGCGGGGTATCGAGCGAAGCCACCGCCCGTAGGCTTTGGACAGCCGCAAACGCGCGCTGTCTCCAATCTTCCAGCAGCAGACGCGATTCTTCCGACTGTGGTTGTCTTGGGGCGCGCCTCAGCGCAACAAGCTCGGCCTCGATGAGATCGAGCCAGCATTCCCCCTCAGCGAGCGCCCAGGGATCGAAATTATGCGTGCGGCGCGCGGCTTCGGCAGCCGCCTCGAGGCGCTCAAGATCAGCCCGCCAGTCGAAAAGCAACTCTGTCGTTGTAGAGCCCGCCTTGCCGGGCTCCCTCACTAAGGCGTTCATCATAAGCTCTCCCGTTCGATGTCAACAAACGAGCGACGGTGATTTTTGGCGCGAAGAGGCCATCGTCAAGAGGCGTATTACACCTTCCAAAAATTTTTTTGGGGGAGCCTCTTGAAGACCGCAACGGGCGAAATAAATCGATTGTCGCCAGCCGCCAAATTGGGGCTGGATCACCGGGGTGAACCCTCCGGGTTCGTCCCTCGTACCTATGTTGCTCTAAGGAGAATGTGGTTATGAGAACCTTCGACTTCACACCCCTCTATCGCTCGACGGTTGGCTTCGACAGCCTCTTCGACATGCTCGACAGCACAGTCCGCTCCGACTGGCCACCCTATGATATCGAGAAACTGGGCGATGACAGCTATCGCATCAGCATGGCGGTGGCCGGTTTTTCGATCAGCGAGATCACGCTCACACAGGAAGGTAACTCCCTGGTCGTGGTTGGCCAGAAGCAGCAGGCAGAAGATCGGTCCTATCTGCATCGCGGCATAGCTTCCCGTGACTTCCGGCAAACGTTCAGTCTCGCCGACCATGTGAAGGTCGCCAATGCCTCGCTGGACAGCGGTCTCTTGCGGATCGAGTTGGTCCGGGAAGTGCCCGAGCAGTTGAAGCCCCGCCGCATCAACATCGCCTCCACGCCGGCGGAAGCCCCGCAGAAGCAGATCGAACTGGAAACCAAGGCGGCCGCTTGACCGTGCCAGTTCCAACTAGTCGCTCCCCGACTTCCATCGGGGGGCGCCCGTGATCTGTGGAGGATGCGATGAGCAGAACTTTCTATCCGTCGGACGAGTACGACAGCGAAGAGCTGGAGCAAGCCGCGAAATCGGCGAAGCGTCGCCTGCGCCGGCTGTTCAAGCGATCGTATTTCGATGATGATGACGACCCGCCGATGAGCCCCGCGGGGGGCAGTAGGCCGCGTCCTATCGCTCCGCTGGACAAAGGTGCTGTAGCGGCCTGAAGCCAGACGGCCTCAGCAACTCGGAGCCGAGGCCGTCGCTTACTCACTTTACTTACTGCGAAATTCTGGGACTTTTGCCGCCAACGGGCCTAGCCTGCCCCGATGCCTCACTATTACTTTCACCTCCGACAGAACGACGGTGTGTTCAAGGACACCCGCGGCGGGGAATTTGACGACCTGGAGGCCGCCTGGAACTGGGCTCTGTCGGATGTGCGAGCGATCGTCAAAGAAGGCCAGCTAGACGGACCGATAGATCAGCACTGGCTGGAAATATCCGACCCAACTGGGCGCACGGTCGCCATATTGCCATTCGAACGAGCACTGCGACTGCAATAAGGACTTTCACAACCGGCGGCCAAACTGGGCTCAACACCGCGGGCTTCGCCTCGGCATGTACCCCTCCGCGTACCTGAACGCATTGCCTGAGTGCGACCGCGCGAATGTGGATCGCGAATGTGTCTGGTGGCTGTCCGGGTGGCTTGCCGGACATGCTCGGCGGCGTGGCCGAGTTGTGGGCTACCAGTGCGCCAGCAAGCCGATCGTTGCAGCGTTGGTCGACAGATTTACGCTCGTGTGGCCGCAGAAGGAACAGGTCAAATCAGCGTTCCCATAAGAGGCATAGCGGTATTCACCACGAACCGAGAACATATCGGTCAGCTTGTATTCTGCGCCCGCGCCAACTGTCCAGCCACCAACCGTAGTTGACACCGTCGGATCATTGGGCGGCGGGTTTTCATCGTAGGCACCCGAGACCTGGGTAATGCTACCGCCGGCCAAACCGTATAGTAGGAAGCTATCAGCAACGGGGACGCCGATACGGCCAACAAGAGAAGCATCCCAGTTCTGATCAGCTTTGAAGGTTTCTGTGCCACCGAGAGGATTGGTAACGACCGAGCCGGTAGCAAAGTCCCAGTTCCCGCCTACTTCAGCGCCGATGACGACCCCGCCGAGATCATAGTTGTAACCAGCGAAGGCACCGATGAGGCCGCCAGTCGGGTCAACTTCCCAGCCTTGATCCGGCGACGGGGCCGAACCCCAGACATATCCACCTTGAATACCGACATAGGCACCTGTCCACGACGCCGCTGGCGCCGGCGCGGCCGCGGCAGGAGCAGCAGCCGGAACCGCAAGATCTGCCGCGAGCACGGGTGTCGCGATCAAAAGTCCGAGCGCCGCGGCGCCGACAATGGCGAATGTCTTCATTGCATTTAGTCCCCAAGCAAATATCAGCCAGAAGAATACGCTGAAGGCAAAGTGGTCGCTATCGCAAAAATGCCGCAGGCTTGACGAAATCCCATTTCCTCCCAATGCCCGGATCGCCGGGCGCGGACAAGCAGACGCGCGCCGTACCTCCTGGAATGATCCCTAGACGGTGCGCAGCCTCACGTGAGAGGTCGATGATCCGGCCGCCAACGTAGGGACCGCGATCGTTGATGCGGACGACGACCGAGCGGCCGGTTGCCGTGTCCGTGACGCGCACGATGGTGCCGAAGGGCAGCGTTCGGCTGGCGGCCGTCATGCTCGAACCATTGAAGCGTTCGCCGTTGGCGGTTGGCCGGCCGGAGTAGCCGTACCAACTCGCAACACCGCACTGCCGATAGGTTGCACCAAGCGCGTGCAGCGGACGGAACAAACACGCCTCGAGGAGGGCAAGGATCAGCAGCGACCAGACGGCCGTGTAGAGCGCCGCCCTCACAGCTGTCGCTCCGGCATGTAGAGGCCGAGCGGGATGATCTCCTTATAGGCGACGCAGGCGCCGGTGCCGTCTGCCGATGGAAGCACCGGCGCGGCGGCCACGCCGCTGCCCTGCCGCCAGAACAGCAGCACGCCATTGGCATAGGGCACGCGTTTGATGCCCAGCACCTCGCCGCCGGCGTTGACGATGCCGAGCTTGAAATTGTCGATGTTGGCGCACGGTACGTCGGTCAGCTGCTGGGCAGCGGCGGGCGCAACGAAAAAGAGCGCCGCAAGGGCGCCCGCAACAAGCCTGAGCATGATGATAACTCTCTGGGTTTTAGCCGCGGGCGCGCGGCGGGACGGGTCGGCTCGCCGAATAGTCCGACAGGACGCGATCGAGCCGGTCGGTCATCTTGTCGAGCGCCTTGATGATTGGTTCGATCGCCTTTGCCACGCCCTCTTCGGTGGCGAAGTGTTCGGCGGCGAAGAGTTTGTGAGCCTCGATCGAGCGGCGCACTTCTTCTTCCGCGACCTTGGCCCGCACTGTCTCCGCCGCAAGCGCCAAATCGCGCTGCCGCAATTCCTCGACCCTCGCGGCGTCCCGCTTTTCGAATTCACTCGCCAGCCAGCGCGACCAGCGCCACACCACACCGAGCATGGCCACTATCGAGCTGATGACGGCCGCTGCAATCTCGACAATCACTTTGAGGGTTTCGAGGTCGAACGTCACTTAGCGAGGCCCTTCTGAAGGTTGCCGTAGAACAGTGCGCACCAGCCCTTGTCGCCGTTGGCCTTGTCGAGCTGGCGGGCCTCGAGCTTCAGCGCGGCGTGCAGATCAGGCGCGGCGTCGGCATCGGCGTGAGGCGTCGCCTGCTTACAGCGATCCGGCCACTTGGGCAGCGTCTTACCGGCCGCGGCCGTTCCCTGTTCAACGGCGGCCTTTTGGAGCTGCGGGCTGAGGTGCTCCGGCCGGAGGCCGCAACACGCTACGATCGGCATCAGTGAGAGCACAAATGCTGCCTTGAGCAGCTCGAGTTTGAGCCTCATCGGCAATCTCCTTTTTGAGGGCGGCATCGACCTTGGCGTCAGCCGCATCGCGGATGGCCATCTGCCGGTTGAACTCGGTGGTTGCGGCATCGCCGGCGGCCACCTGGCGATCATCTTCCTTGCGCATCGCGGCATCGGCGGCGGTGATGAAGGCTTTCGACTGCACATCGAGCCGCTGCTGCAGCACGATCGCATCGGCCTTGGCGCGGCGATCATCGGCGATCGCATAGGTGGCGATCAGGGCGCCAACGATGACGAGCGCGAGGATCCTGCGCCAATCGCCGAATAGCCAAGCGAATACGCCGCCGATCGCTGCCAGTGCCGGCGCGGCAGCGACGCGTGCCAACAGGGCGGCGATCACGGCGCAGCTCCCGCTGCCGGCGTGGGGCTGTTGAAGACTTGCGCGACGACCGACGGAGCGGCGGGCTGGGCCGCGGCATCGTCGCCCTCGGGCTGTGGCGGATCATCGGCAACCACGATCGCCTGCGGCGGAGGCGCTGCGTCGATTTGGGGACGCACCAGCGGCAGTTCGGTGTTGACGCCGGTGATCGCCGCGTCGACGCGGGCGCGAACGATCCGGTTGGTGAAGTAGAGTACGGCGCCCAGCACGACGATCGCCGCTACCATCCACACCCAGGGCGGCACACTGGCGAGCGCGGCCGTGAAGGTGTTCACCGCGCCAATCAGCACGGTCCCGGCCGTGGCAGTGCCGACGATCTTGGTCTGCATGTCGGCGGCGTTGATCGTCACTGATCCGGCGGCCTTCAGGCCTTGCTTGACGATCGCGTGCGTAGCGGCGACGGGTGCAGGCTGGATATATGCCGCAGGAGGCGGTGCGACCGGCGCGGGCACCACAGCGCCAATCGCCATGGCCATCGCTCCCGAACGCACGCTGGCGATGCGCTTGGCCCAGCCTGCGCCGAACGTCGCTGCCTGCGGCAGGCTGCGCACATAGGCGAGCCGCGCATCGCAGAGTTTGATGATGGTGGCTTGCGCGCCTGCGGCGTTCGCCGCCGCGACCGTCTCCGGGCCGATACGACCATCGACCGTGACGCCAAGCACCTCCTGCAGGTCGCGCGCGGCCTTGCCAGGGCCGCTGTTCACGCCATAGTCGAAGACGGCGTAATCGAGCCCGGCCGGCAGATCATCGCCGGCGACCGACTGCCAGTAGTTCGCCTTGTAGATGGTGGCAGCCTCAGCCGCCGTGAGCGCCTTCACGGCCGACTTCGGCAGGCCCCACCATGGCGAGACGCCGCGCCAGGCTGCTAGTGTCTTCCGGGTGATGCCCATATTCGTGGCGCCGCCCGGATCAGCCGGATTATCGACATAGCCGCCCTCGGATTTGAGGACGAGCGCAACCGCGGCAGCAAAGTTCAACTGCATGGAAAGCTCCGATGAGGTAAGGGGATGCGAAAAAGGCCCGCAGAATTGCGGGCCTTGAGATAGATTGATCTCAAACTGAAACGGAGACCGAGCGATGAGCGAAGGTTACGTCGAGAACGACCAGCTTTTCGCCGGGATCGAACCACCCGGCAGCTTCGACCCCGGACTAGTCTCGAAGTCCAAAGATGAGTATGGCCAAGGCGGCGCACGAATCCGGGACGTCGGCGTGTTCGCCTCTGGCGTCGGTCGCGTCAACGTCCTGCGCCCCGGGTTTCGCTACTTCTACAGCTATACTGTCGATTTTACAGAAGACGTCGAGGACGTCGCCTTCGGGATGGCAGTGAAGACGCTGACCGGCCTCGAGATCGTGGGCGGTTCTACCTATGGCGTCGCGCAGATCCCTTCGATAGCGGCCGGAACCACGAGGCACGTGGCATACGCCTTTACCTGCAACTTCGGACCTGGCACCTATTTCACGAACGCTGGAGTTTCCGCGCGCATCGGCAATTTTGAGCGAACTCATCTACACCGAATCCTCGACGCGATTGCCTTTCGCATTGACCCTCTCGAAGAGCGCGAGGCAACTGCGGGCATTGTCTGGATCGATGGCGAGTTTATCCCGCTGTCCAGGCCGATCGGACGCTGAGAAAGTGCGCAAGCTCGATTTCCTCGTCGCCGGCGTTCAAAAGGGCGGCACCACCGCGCTTTGGCACTTCCTGCGCCAGCACCCGGATGTGGGGCTGTCGGCATCGAAGGAGTTACACTTCTTCGACAGCGACGAACTGGATTGGGCCAAACCTGACTATGGCGCGCTGCACGCTCATTTCACCGATCTGCAGAATAAGACGGCCCTCGGCGAGGCGACGCCGATCTATACCTTCTGGCCGAATTGCATCGAGCGTATCGCCGCCTATAACCCAGAGATCAAACTTGTGGTCTCGCTGCGCGACCCGGCTCTTCGGGCATTTTCCCATTGGCGGATGGAAACCGCACGCTACGCCGAAAAACTGTCCTTTGGCGACGCCATTCGAGGGGGCCGTGCCAGAATGGGCGGCCAACCACACCGCGTTTTCAGCTATGTAGAACGGGGCTTCTATGCGCCGCAGATCGAGCGGCTGTTTCGTCACTTCCCAAGTCGGCAAATCCTGTTCGTCAGTCAGGCTGATCTCAAGACTGACATCGCTCCGACGCTGGATAGGATCGCGACCTTTCTCGGCGTCGCGCCATTCGGCGCCAAGATCACCCCGGAGACCATCTTCTCCCACGAGGACGGCGCTCCTATCGACGGCAATGACCTTCGATACTTGCGCCGAGAGTTTGCCCAGGATGCTCGCCTCACCGCCGCGTTAACCGGCATACGCGTCCCGGACGAGGTCGCCTCCGATCGGCAGCCACTGTTTGGCGGGATGATGCGCCGGCTGCGCCTGGCCTAGCTTTCGGGCTGAACCGCGTTGAGCTGGGCCTCGAGCGCAGATACCTGGGCGGCCAGATCGTCCCGTTCCTGCCGGGCACTATCACGATCGGCCGTCGCGCTCGCCAGGCTGGCCGTCAGCGAGTTGACCGTCGCCAGTGCAGACGCGTTCAGCCCCGTTAAAATGGTCGAAAGGTCAATTCCAGCATCGGCCGCCTGTTCCACGTTCATGATCTGCTCGGCGTGGGTAGGCTTGCCGAATTCGTCCTGACCATCGACAGCCATGATGACGTGAAATGCCGGAGGCGTGTTGTCGCCAAGCGCACGGCCGCGCCAGAGGAACTCGTAGAGATAGGGCTGCGGGGTATCGGCCATCGGTCACTCCAATTTTCAGGGGGTTGAGTATTCCAGCTTGCTACCTGCCCGAACCGTCGATGCCGTCGCATTGCTCGTGTTCTGGGCCCATTGGAAGGCAAAGGTGCCGGCCGTAGCGCCGTTTTGCACCAGGCACTTGATCCTCAGGCGCCCGCTCGTCGTGGCGTTACCGCCGATGCCTTGCGCCGTGGTGTAAGCAGCGTCAGTTGCGACCGTATAAGTGGTCGCTGCAGGGGCGCGAGTTTCGCGTTCGACGCGGACCAGCGTCGCTCCGGCCGGCCCAGTGAGGTTCCATTTAAACCCAGGCGTCGCCGGGCCTTCGAAGTAGATGTCGAGATCAATGTTATAAACGGTGTTCGGCGCCATCGGGAACTGAAGGGCGCTATCATTGGCCGGCGTCGTGTTGCTGGCCACTGTCTGATCGGTCGGCTTGACGATGCAGATTTCACGGGTCTTGACCGGTGCCCAGACCGATCCGTTGGAGATGTAGATGCAGCCCCCGCCCGGCGAGTCCGTGACATAAATGAGCCTTGCAGCGCCGCTACCGGCGCCCGCGGCCGGCATTGTTGCCATCGTGTAGCTGCGGAGGCCCGCGATGCCGTTCGCGTCGAACACGGTGAGAGAATTGGCAAGCAGTGTGATCGAGCCGTCAGGCGCGATGCGCAAGCGCTCGGTAGCCACCCCCGCGCTGCCGATAGGATTATTGCTGAAGACAAAATAGGTGCCCTGCGCGGTATCCGACCAGTTCTCAGCAGCGTAGGCGGCAATCGATGCTCGGCTGCTCGGCGCGTAGGCCGTCGTTCCATATCCCGTCCACCCAAATCCGCCGAGCGGCTCGGCAGATTGCACTGGCGACGGCGCAGCTCCTGTTCCATCGGCTCTCGCAAAGGTCACAAAGGGTTGCTGCGCGAAGGCATTAATCTGCAGGCGCGCGACAACGCCATCGGCACCCGCAATTTGAAACAGCGTCCCGGTGAGCCCGGCAGGTAGAGCGACAGCATTCGCGTTCGCTGAAACTTTAGAGCCGCCAAGACTGCCAGGCGTGGTCAAATTGCCACTGTCGTCCACGATGACCGACGACGTCTGTGCCGTGTGGCCGCCGGTCCCATCCGCGCGAAGTAACGCGTTGTCGGTTGCGCCCGTTGACCCAGCCGTGATGACGCCCGGCGCCCCATCCTTGCCGCTCGGGATGCCGGTCATGGCGAGCTGCGCTTTGTCGGCAGGGACGGCACCGGCGCGCAGGGCAACGGGCACTTTGACATAACCCCCCGCGTCGGTGAGCGCGGCAGTCACATCGAAATCGAGATAGGCGTTTGCCGTGTCAGTCGGCGTCAGCATGAGCACTGCGCGGGAGGCCGCATTGAGGCTGTCATCGAGGATGGCCAGCCGACCGGATATGTCGTTTCCTAATGCGTCAGTCTTGCTGAGGTAGGCAATCGTCGGTGTCGTGTCGTTGTTGAACCGAACCTTGCCGGCCCCCGGATCACTATCGGCAGTGCTGCCAGCGTCCATCACCATCGGCATACCAAGCCGTACCGTTTGCATCGTCTCGATCATCTGCCGGACGCGCTGCGAATAGACTGCGGGCTCGGACTGCGGGATGATCTGGTAGGCAACCCCGGCGATGTCAGTGATGCCGCCGAGGGCGAGCGCCAGGGTTGCGGCTTCGTCGTCGGTCGGGTCAGCCGCGAGCTGTCCGACAATGCCGAAACCTTCGGCGAGAACCAAAGCCCCCTTGTTGAAAGCAGTGAAGTTGGTTGCGACGCCGATGAGGTCGGCCGAGCCATGGGCGATCGAAATCGTCCCCGGATTTGGGGCAATCGTGTAAGCCAATGGATTACCTCTTGAGGGTTAGGTTTGCGCGTAACCGGGGCGGACGCTCAGGGTCGTCGTCCACTGCGTCGTCCAGTCGGAAGTATCAGCGGCCGAGGGCTGGCCGGAGCCGCCGCGCATCGAGTTAATGTCGTTGCCGGTGGTGGCCATCAGCCACCAAAGCCAACCGCTCGGATCGCCGTCATGCGTCCACTTGTTGTACCAGGCCGAGGTCGCGCTGCCGTCGTAGCTCTGCGGATCGGTTTTCATGTTGCCGCCGATATCGGTCGTGAACTTCGCCTGGTATTTCACCGACTGATAGGTTTCGAGGTAGACGTTGCGGGTGCCGTCGCCGTTATCGGTCGGCGCCATTACCACCTTGAAGATGCGGCGCCAGGCGTGGGTACCTTCCAGTTCGATGCACCCACCATCCGGATCGATGTAAGCGCCGTACTTCTGGTATTGCGACGCGGCGACGAAGAAGAAAACGAAGATCGACTGGACGCGCGTGAGATTGGCCACGACCTCGATAAAGTTGCAGGCAGCCGGGATGGTGCCGAGCAGAATCCGCGGAATGTTATAGGGACTTGGCTCGTCGGGTCCCCACGTGCCCGGACGCATAACCGACCAGATCGACCCCTGATATAGCGCGGACCCGCCAGTGACACCGTTCCAACCCTGATACATGGCGTTGCCCTTGATGAAATCAGGGCAGGTGATGGTTCCTGACCAGTTGAGCCACGCGGTATCCGGCAACAGCAGGGCGGGCGCGGCATCGCTTCGCCAGACGACACGCCCGCCATCAAGGTGCTCGAACCGCGGCGGCGTCGTGTCGTTGCGGTAGCCGAAACTGCCGCCCATCAGAAGATGCCGCTGACGGGCACGTAGGCGGGCCCGGCCCACGAGCCGCCGTAACCGGGCTCATCGAAGACCACACCGCCGGTGACGACGCGGACGAAGCCGTCGTTGATATCCATGGTCGGGCCGAGATTGATATCGAAGCTTGTTTCGGCGGCGAGCGCCTTGCGCAGATAGTGCCGGTCGCTGCGGATACGACCGTGATCGATCAGGGCCACGCCAGTGCCGGAGTTGTCGTAGGAAAGCAGCGGCAGGTCCGGGTCGCGGACCGGCCGGTTGAAGATCATCACCTCGTAGGACAGAGTGTCAGCCTCGAGATCGACGTCGCCCGAAGTGCAATGCTCGTGCAGGTAGATGTTGGTCGCATCGGCATCATGCGAGACGCAGCGGCTGCGCTGCGAGGTGGTTCCGGCGCCCCTAATGACGACGTGCTGCCCCGCTGAAAGGCGGCCGCCATTGTAGGCGATCATGTAGGTGGGCACGTAGCCGAGGTTGTGGGCATAGAGGACGATATCGCGATCGTCCTGCTGCCCCTTGATCGTGATCGACAGGCCGACGATCGAAAGGACCAGGGTCGACGCCGTGGCAAGCACCGTGTGGGTAATCGAGACGGTCTGCACCGGGACGAGCAGCTCGTAATAATCGAAGGCGCTGTTGAAATAATTGTTGGCCAGCCAGTTCGCCGGATCGATGGCCGGGCGGTTGCAAAGCGCCGTGGAATCCGTCAGGTCGCCGCCGCCCGGCGCGCTGTCGATGATGGCAACGACGTCGACATCGTTGAGAGCTACCGCACGCGTCACGATGTCGATCCAACCGACCAGTTGCCGGTGCGCGTATCGAAGATTTCGGCAGCGCTGCCGTCACGCGCGAGGATTTCGTGCAGGTCGACGTTGACGACTTTTCGGGTCGACCCGTCCGCTTGAATATCGAGATACTCAAATGCCTCGGCGACGTAACCGCTGCCCGTATCGGTGCGAAGATACGTGCCGACGCGGGTGTCGGTGCCCGCGGGGGTAGACGTCGCCTCCATCTTCCAGAGTGCAGAGGCGGTTGCGTTGTTCGCCGTCGCCTGGGCGCCAGTGGCGATAGCAGCCGTTGCACTATTCTGCGTCGCCAGCGTCGCGGCTACGGACTGGACCGTGGCAAGCGTGCTGCCGATCTGCGACGACAGCGCTGCAAGAACCTGCTTTTTATCGTCAGAGTTGGCGAGGTCCTGATCCTGCTGGGCAGCCGAGATAGCGTCCATGTTTTCGAGCAGATCGAGCAGCGCCTGGCCGAAATAATTGAGCGCACTTCTGACGTCGGCGGCGAACTTGTCGCGGCCCAGCGACCCATCGGGCACCGTGGCGACCACGGTGCCGCCGGTCAGCGGCTGGCTCGCCAGCGTTGCCCAGTCCGAGGCGATGCCGTTTGGGTAGATGGCGCGCACGCGAAATCCCCAGCTGCCGCCGCGATAGTCGGTGACGAAGATTTCCTTGGTCGGCATGGCGACGCTGCCGGTGGGCTTCCAGATACCGTCGCCATCCTCATCGTTGAACTGCGTCTCGAAACTCTGTGGGTCCTGCCCGGCCGTGGTTTCCCAGCTGAAGAAGGCGCCGGTGATGACGTTTTCGCCGGTGCCGGAGAAGTTCTCACGGACCTTCAGGTTGCTCGGCTTGGCCGCAAACAGCGCCGGCGGCGCCGTCACATGACTGTTGAAATCAGGGATCGTGCCGCTGTCGGCATCGAGGATTTCGGGCGCATCATCGACGAAGGTGATTTTGGCCGACAGGTCCTTGTCGGGCGTGATCGAGCGGACGCGGAGCACGACGCTCTCCTCATTGCTCTCGCCGGCCATGAAGAGATCGCCTGCGGCGGGCATGTCGAGATCGACCAGCGTGATGACGGTCTGTGAACCGGCGACGGTCACCGCGGTCTTCAGCAGCGAGCTGCCGTCGGAGAGACGGAAGCGCAGCGTGTAATTCTTGCCGTCGACCATCACTACCGGCTCGTCGAGCGTCACCGCCTGCCCGGCAACGGCCTTCACGCGCCCGCTGGTGATGCCCCAGAGGGGCACGTCATGGGCAACGCGGACGCGATCGCCACGCGTGCAGACGATGTGTTCGACATCGGCATTGAGGGTGTAGACCTCAGGCCTCAGCCGCGCCTGGGCGATGTAGTAGCGGCCGAAGCGGTAGATGTTGTCGGGGTTGGTCTGCCCCGGAAACTCGATCTGCTCGAACAGCGTCGCGGCGGTCAGTCCGCTGCTGCCATCGGTATTGTAACCATCGTCGTAAACAATGCGCTCATCCTGCTGATAGCCGTTGTCTTCATTGACGAAGCTGATGCGGAAGGCGTGCGGCATCTGCGTATAGGTGCGCGAGCCGGTGAAGCCCCACGAGTTGCGCGGGGTGAAGTGCTGGATGATCGGGTCCGATGCCTCTTCCCAGGCAAGTGACCATTTGCCGTCGCGGAACAGCACGGCGCCGCGGCCGCCGGTCCCGACATCGGTCAGCGTGTCATAGACCGAAGCGCTGAAGTCGCGCACCATATCGAAGGTAAAGCCCTCGGAGGTGCAGCGTTCGGCGTAAGCCTCGATCATCGAGAGGTCGATATGATCGTCGTCGACCGGCTTGGCGTTTGCCGGGCTTTGCAGCACCAGGCGGAAGAGATCGCCGGGGTTACGGGTGATCGTATCATCGAGCCAGGTCGCGCCGTTCCACGACTTGCCCTTCGACTGGCAGATGCCGTTGAGATCGTCGATGACGCCGTTGAGCTGCGAGGAGGCACGGATCCTCAGCGCCGTCACCGCAAGCGGCTTTGAGAACGAAATCGGTGGCGAATTGCGGAAGCCGCGAAGCGCCGTCCACACCACGTCTTCCTGCACATGGTCGCCGCCCGAATAGTCGGTCGAGGTCTTCTTGACCTGCACGTCGTACTGGCCGTGCGACGGCATCACGAGGCGCATGGACGTGCGGATCGCGTCGGTCGACTGCGACGTAATGTCGAGGGTATCGAGCAACGTCCACGTGTTCATGCCGGCTGGGCTGTATTCTGCCCGGATCGACACGGTGTAGTTGTTCGAATTGCCGGAGCTGTCGATGCGGACAATGCCACCCGGCGCGACGATATCGAGCGAGATTTCGTCGACCGCCGTGGCGGATGTGCGCTGCTGCCAGCCGGCCGCGAAGGTCAGGTCGATCGTCAGGTCATCCTGGATGACCTCATTGGGATAGAGCGTCACCGGCTCATCGTCGGGATAGCCGAAGCGCGTTTCTACCTCGACGTCCTCGAAATCGCTGAGCAGCGTTTCGCCGATCTTGATCTCGGAAATATCGAGCGGCCCATACCCCCAGACGAACAGCATGCGGAGATACTGATCGGCGCCGATGAACTCGGTATAGGAGCGCGCGCCGAGCTTCGGATAATAACGGTTCTTGCCGAGGATGACGGGAATGACGCCGAACGGGTCGGCGGCATTTTGTCCCCCCGAGATCGAATAGGTCTGCGAGGTGGTGCCCGAACTGCTGGCGAGCTGCGGCGCGGCGATCGGAAACAGCGCATTGATCAGCAGTTGCCCACCGACCGTAATGGCAGCGCCGACAAGACCGGCAGAAAGGCCTAGGATCGGCGCGATGACTGGGGCGAGGAAGATGCCAGCTGCAACGACGGCAAGCCCCAGCACACTGCGCAGCAGGTCGCCGGCTCCCTGCCCTGCCACGGCGCGCACCAGCATGGATGTGCCCGGCTTGGGCCGGACGCATGCCCACCAGGCTTCGGGCACGATCTGACCATCGAGGTAGACGGCAACGCGGCTGCGAATACGCGTCGTCGCGATCGCGCGGCCGAGATCGACCAGCTCGGCGACGGTCAGGCCGGCAGGCAGGGTTTCAACCTGCCGGTCGAGCTTAAGCGGGTGCATCGCCAGCACGAGCGTAATGCCCTCGCCCGGCAGGATGATCTCGCCATGCAGCGGGCCTTGGATCGGCAAAGTCATGCAAATTCCCGGTGACGGTAGAGGCCCGTCAGAACGGGCGTGTAGCGGTCGAGGCGCTCGATGACGGAAGACTTGCCGAACGGCATGTGCAGCATCGCCCCGCGTGCGACGATGAGGCCGATATGCAGTTGGCCCGCAATACGCATGGTGACGCCGTCGAACGGGCGCTCGCGGCCACGCTCGATCTCGGCCCAGTCGCCCAGCTCACCAGCGAAGATACGTGCGACTTCAGCCTTGTCGATCGCTGTGGTGTAGTCGTCGGCATAACTCGACAGGCTGATGCACGTGCCGGCGCGAAACGCCGCGATGAACAAGCCCCAGCAATCATAGCCGTCCGGCCCCCGGCCCCGGTCTTTCCAGGGCAGGCCAACAAAGGCGGAAAAATCCATCGATCAGAACAGCCCGCCGAACCCCGAGGGTGTGAACGTGCCGGCCGGAAACGGCTCGGTGGCGAGGGCGTCCATGGTCAAATCGACCGTGACCGTACCGGAGTCATAGTCGGCATTGGTCAGGTTAAACGCCGGATAGCCGACCTCGACGGTATCGGGGTCGGAGGCCAGCACCAGTTCGGTGGTAACGCTCGCCGGCGTCGATATCGAGCGCAGCAGCGGCACCGTGGTGCGCAGGATATTGTCGAGCGACAGCTTGATCGCCGGCGGCGTCGCATCGCTGTCGTCAGGCATGACCAGGTCGAGCGGCAGGAACTCGTAGGTATCGCCGCGGCTGACAGTGCCATAGGTCAGCGGCTCCTCCGACACACGCGTTGTCGGGTCGCTCGAAAACCGTAGCGGCTCTTCAAGCGTCTCGTGCGTGATGGTGAGGAGGAATACCCAGACCTCGCCGGTCTGCTCGGCGTTGACCGAGGTGCGGGCGGTGAGCGAGACCGTGCGGCTCACGGCAGCACCTCAAGCGCCAACGTCACGTTCCATCTGTCGCCGCCGACATTGGCGCGGCTTGGCATCGTATCGCCGATCTGCACGAGCCAGGTGCCTGCGCCGTAAGGCGCCGGGAAGTTGAACGGCAGGCTGCCGCCGGCAATGTCGCTGTGGATGAAGCCATCGAAGATGGCGAGCTGCGCCGCGTTCATGCGCAGCGTGCCGCCGAGCGGGTTGACCACGGCACTCGACCGGCGGCGGACTTTGCCGGGGCCGGTATCGGTCGGACTGCGCAGGCGGCCGTCGCCGGTCGCCTCTTGGTTGCCATTGACAAGGAACCGCTGCGGTAGGGTATCCGGCCAGGTCGGAACGGTCATGAGCCGCGCCTCGTCAACTGCTGCCGGTTACCCATGCCGACGCGAAGTGCCCGGTTGATGGAGTTTCCCGGCTTGGCGATCTTGCTGGCGACAAGGTCGGTGATGACCGCCTCGAAATCGATGCCGCCCGAGGCGTTCTGCCGTTTGCTGGTTTGCACGGATGCGCCCGACTGGTTGACCACATTGAAGTTGTTGACCACCTGGCCGCCGCCGCCTGCATAGACGCCGAGCTTGCCGTCGGCGCCGCGCGTCAGGGGCATAATGGCCTCAGGGCCGGCCTCGCCCATCACGCCGCCCTTGGCGAAGCGGAACAGTGTCGGCCGATCGACAACGCTATTGCTGTAGGCGCTGAGGTCGGCCGAGGTGTAGACGCCACCCTTGGCGTTCGTCCCCAGTCCGAAGCCAGACAGAAGGCTGCCGAGGATGCCGCCCGTGCCGCCGGAGGTGGTTGGTGCGCTACCGAAAATGTTGCCGAGCGGCCCTGTGCCGAGCAGCGCCGCCTGCAGCACGGCCGCTTCGAGTGCCTTAGTGATGTTGCCAATCGCATCGGCGGCAGAACTGCTGCCGTCCACCACGCTTTCGAAGGCGGATTCCGTGGTCTGCGCCAGAAATCCGGCGGCCTGGTTGGCTTCGTCGATCGCCTGCTTCTCGTCATAGAACTGGCCGGCCTTATCGGCGATAGCCTTCCCGGCCCTTGTATCGATGGTCGTGCCGGCCTTCGACAGCTCGTTGTTGATCTCCTGCTGGCGGTTGGTTTCGCCGAGGTTGTTGATCTGCAGGTCGAGCGACTTGTTGACGGCGTCGATCTTCTTTTCCGCCTGCGGATCGCTAATGCCGCCGCCGGTGCCGGTTTTGGGCGGCGTCGGCGCTGGGTGGTCCTTTTCGAAGGTCGCCATCGTCGACGCGAGAGCATCGCGCTGGGCCTGCAGGGCGCCGAGACGCGACGTGCCGTCGAGACCATTGCCGCCATAGATCATGCTCTGGATCGTGCCGGGCGTTTTCGCCTCGGCGATCAGCTTGTCGAGCGTTCCGAGCTGCTGCCGCATGTCATCGAGCGACAGTCCGGTGAAGGCGTCGACCGTCTGAGAAACCCAGCCTGCGATCGTCGCCAGGAGCGACGCGGTTGAGGTCAGCAGCGGGCCGAGCTTTACCAGGATGACGGTGAACTTGTTTTCGAGCGTCTCGCTGATGGCGGTGAACTGGTTGTTCAGCTCCGCGCCCTGGTCGACAACATCATCACCGATAATCTGCCCCATGGCCTTGAGCGAGGCCGTATTAGCGTCGATACCGTCCTTGCCCTGCTTGAGCACGCCGACAAGCTTGCTGCCGACTTCATTGCCGAAGGCGGCCGTCGCGATCGCCGCAGCCTTCGACACGTCCGTCTGGTTCTGGATGGCGTCGGCCACGAGCTTGACGCGCTCTTCCTGGGAGGTGGCCGTCTGGATTTGCTTAAGCAGTTCGGGATCGAGCGTCTTGAGCTGCGAATACATGCGGCCGATGCCATTGGCGGCATCACCCGAATTCTTGTTGAAGCCGGCGAGTGCCTGCGAGGTTTCGTCGAACTTGACGCCGACCAGTTCGGCCTGCCGTGCGACGCTTTGCAGAAATTCCGGATCGAGGCCGGCCGCTTCGGCTGCATCCTTGATGCTGGACAGCTTTTCGAGCGACGAGCGGACACCCTCGATCGCGCCTTCGATGCCGATGAAGGCCGCGACGCCGCCCAGCGAACTGAGCGCCATGGCCTTGAAGAAATCGGTGCCCTTTTCCTTGCTGGCATCGATCGCGCCGCTGAGGGCAAGGAGCGACGTCGACGCCGGCGTGCCGGCCGCCTCGATACGCTTCAGGGCTGCGGCGCCATCCGACCCAAACTGCGCGAGCGCCGCCTTGGCAATGTCGGCGTCCTTGACCGAGAGACGGATGCCGACTTCCTTAGTCTTGTCGGTCATCCTCGGCTTGCTTTCTCTTTCGGTCATCGGCGAACGCCGCCAGCAGCCCGGTCTCACAGGCGGCGAGCAGGTCTTCGGCGATTTCTGGTTCGATGCCGGCGGCGATCAGCCGGCGCTCGGCACGGCTGCTATCGACGCCGGTGCAGCCGCCGAACCCGGCATAGGTCAGGCGGATCGGCGGGGCACAGAAGACTCCCCAGGCGGCGCGCCCATCGACAGTGAGGGGTGCGTGTTCGTTGTAAGGGCACTCGCGGGGATGCGTGGTGGCACAGGGCGTGCCGACCATTTCGCAGCCCTCGCAATATTTACGGCCGAAATTCTCGCTGAAGTGCCATTCAGCAAGGGCCGTTAGACGTTTCCCTCCGATTCCACTTCATTGAGCGGCCGGAAGTAGTTCTGCCGGAAGGCTTCCGAGATCGCGCCATCCTGAAACAGCACGGCGAGCAGTTTCCCGTCGAAGGCGAGCGGCGCGCCATCCTGGTCGTTCACACCCCGCCAGTCCGACGCGGCCAGCTCAGCGACGCTGACGGTGAAGAGCGAGTTGTAAAGCGCGGTCGACTTTTCGAGGTCGCCGAGATCGGGCAGGCCGGATATCCGGCCGCCGACCTTGGTGACCGCTTCGCCGCCTTCCTTGAGCGCGACAACAAGCGCCAACGCTTCCGCCCTGCCGGTATAGGTGACGATCGCTGTGGGCGGGCTGCAGAGCAGCGCCACGCCGTTGCCCAGCTCGATCCACTCCGGCTCGCGTTTGAGCTTGAGCCTGATCGCCATCAGTAGCTCTCGACGTCGTTGAGCAGCGTGATGCCCAGCATGTGGCCGGCGCCTGCGTCGAAAGCGGCGCGCCAGTTGGTGGTGGCGTTGATGCCGCCAGGGCCACTGATCGGCTTCTTGGCCAGGGCCAGAAAGACGCGCGGCAGACTGAACTTCAGCACCCAGGTCGGCGCGCTGCGCAGGCTGAATGCGAACTCGACAACAGCGGGCGTCTTGGCGTCGACCAGATCGTCTACCGTATGGTCCGTGCCGAAACGCAGGTCGAATGTACCGCTGAGCTGGCGCGCCCCTTCATCGGCACCATCAATCTCGCCATCCGGCCGGATGGTCGCGACAGGATCGAGGTTGTTGGTGAAGTTGATCTGCGCGCCGGTGACGTTGGCGAGCAGCACGCCGCCGATCTTGATGGACCCAGTGGCGTTGTCGAACGGCAGGTATTCGTAGGTCAGCGGCGAGGCGTCTCGAGCCGTCGCCGGCGTATCCTTGGCGTTCGACTGGGCGGTCATCGGGATGGTGAGCTGAGCACGGCCGGTGCGCGACATCGGGAAGGAAAAGCCGCCTGCCTTGGCCCCTTTCGAGGTCCGCGCCTTGGGTGTCGTCAGCTTCGGATGGACGCGCTGCACGGTGTAGGAATTGAGATCGAGACCGGAGCGCCAGGCGTGAGTAAAGGTGCCGTCCCCGTTGTCCGTCGGACCGGCAGGTTCGGTGCCGAGCGCCACCGTGAGCCAGAGGCCAACAGCGCGCGAGCACATCGGCACAACCAGATTGCCGCTCGCATCGAAGGCACCCAGCGACGGGTCAGTATCGTCGGGCTGGCTGTTATTCCAGAGCGGATCATCCTCGAGGTCCTGGCTGCCGTCGAGTTCGTCCGACTTCATCAGCGGGCGCGTGTAGACGCCGCCTGCGGTGCCATCCGGCGCCGTGCCGTAAGTAGTTTCCTTGGCGATGAGCAGAATGGCATCGGCGCCTGTCGCGCGAGGCTTGGCCATGGCGATGTTCCTTGGTTTGCAGCCTCAACCGAGGCTTGAGGTTGACCAGTAGTCGAGTTCGATGGGCAGCTCGGCGCCCTTCATATCGGCGGCGCCCCAGAGCGCTTCCGGCGCATAATCGGCAGGCTGCACGCGGATATCGGTGACGAGCCCCCCGAGGCCGTCAGCCAGCGCCGCTGTCATTGCGGCGTCGGCGGCTTCGATCATCGCGTCGAGCGCGGCGTCCGGAGCGGCAGCATCATCGCCCTTGACCATCAGGATGAGGGCCGGCGTCATGGTGAATTCGTACATCGGCGGATTGATGAAAGCTTCCGTCTGCCCACTCGTCCCGTCGATCAGGTTGGCGAAGGAGTTTCCTGCCGCGTCGAAATCGGTAAGGGGCGCGTTGCGCGTCACTGCCGTGCCGGCCAGCGACCCGAACGCCGCATGCAGCGCCACGAGGATCTGTTCGCGCTTGGTGGCCAAGGCTCATTCACTCCATGCCGCGATGACATTGTTCAACAGATCATCCTCTGCCTTGGCGTAAGCCGACTGAGGATCGATGCGCTTCTTGAGGCGTACCTGCGGCACGAGGAAGAACATCACGATGGTCTCCGTGCTGCCTTTCTTGATCGCGGCAGCGGTGCCTTTGCGAATACCGCCACGCTTGCCGGTTCCACGTCGCACCTGGTCAACGACCAGCAGCGAGGACTTCCCCTGCCGATAGACAAAACGGAGCTTGCCGAACCGGTCTTCAGGAAAGGTCGATGGCGTCAGACGGCTGCCCCCCGGCCCTTTGGGGCAATCGGGCGACGGGATGGCGAGCCAGAAGCCTTTGGCGCTCTTGATGACAGTCGCCTGCTCGAAGGCTTCGATGATATGCGGGGCCTTCGAATAGACGACCGACGCGGCGCCGAGGCTGGTTTTTGGCAGCTTCGGAAACTCTTCCGCCCGCCAGGTATTCGCCAGGCGCTGTGAGCCGAACGCGGCGGCGATTTGACCCCGAAGCGCCGCCTTCAGCGATATGGTTGTGACGTCGATGCCGCGGCTCACGGCCGAAGCACCGCGGGCCGTCTCTTCCTTCATGAACTCCGGCAGGTCGCCGAAGACGGTCGCCCGAAGCTGCAGTTTGGTGGGCATTCGGGGTTCCCAAAGCGGTTGAACGCCGGGGCCGAAGGAACCGGCGGGCAGAGCGAGGGGCGATCTATGCCTTCACGAGGCTGATCGCCCATTCGAGCCGGCCGTCGCCCCAGGGTTTGCAGTCGACGACCCGGTAGCTGACGGCGCTCTCTTCGATGAGATCGCCTTTGGCCAAGCTGGGAAAGAGCGCGATCGGCGCGTAGGCAACGTGCGTGCCATTGCGGACTGGATGCCCGAAATAGTCCTGATCTTCCGTCGCGACCTCGACGCCGTAGATCGCATTGAGGATCGTCACCGGCTGGCCGCCGAGCGGCGTATAGACCACATCCGAGAAGAGCTGCCCCCGGATGTCTTCAAGCGCCGCCGCGACCAGTTCCTTACGCATGCTAGAACCCGAAATCTGCCTTGGTGGCGGGCCGGGCGGCTTCCCGCTTCAGCAGAAGTTCCGCGCCGGCAGCGGGAACACGCACCAACTCGCCTGCGTCGCCGTACTCGGTATCGATGTTGAGCACGACGCTGCGCTGGGCGCCGGTGTCCGAAGACTGACTATCCGTCTGATCGGCCGCTTCGCCGCCCTCTCCTTCGCTGGCGGCTGCCTGGCTCAGAGGCGTCTTGCGGGCGTTGCCCTTGCCGCGCGGGGGCGATGTCGGGGTGGTGACCATGTCGTGTTCCTTTCGGAGAGTTGCCGTTGCATCCAACCGTGTGAAGTCACGGTCAGGTGGAACGACAACGGCCCAGCTGTTGAATGCCGGGCCGCTGTTGAGGGGGGTCAGTTCGAGGTGTGGATTTCGACCAGCAGCTCGGGCCGCTTGACGATCGGCAGCGGGTTGGACTGGCTTTTCAGCTCGATACCCTCGCCGTGCTTCAGGATTTCGGGCGAAATATAGATGTTTTCGCCCGGCGTATTGACGAAGCGGATATCGTCGGCAGGCGCGAAGAACGTCTCGAACGCGTTCTGGGTCCCGGTCGGATAGGCGTGGCCGTAATTGGCCGCAATGAAGGGCACGCTAGTCGCGGCGCCGGCAGCCTTGACCGGCGCCGAGCCGCGATACTCGGTCCAGATGATCTGCTGGAACTCGAAAGTGCGACCCCAGCTCTGCCCCAACTCTGCGCGGCGCATCTTCGCAAACTCGGCGACGCCGAGCTGATTGCTGGTCCAGTATTTCTCGACATTGGGATGCTGGATCAGCCTGTTGAAGAACCCGCCGTCGACCAGCACTTCGACGCCGGTCATTGTCTCGCCCTTCAGGTTGTCGGCGATCGAATGATAGACTTGGTCGCACTTGGCGATGACGTCGGTATCATCGGTGCCGAGCGCGAAATCGACCGTGACCTTGTTGATGCCGAAGACGTCGTAGAGGTCGTAAAGGGTCGTGCCGTCACCGTCGAGGATCAGGCCCTTGAGCGCGCCCATCCGCAGATATTCGAGGGTGATGTCGTGGTTGCGGCGGATGTTGAGCAGCCGTTTCGCCAGCTCGTCTTCGACCGTCGCCGGGCGCTTGGTGCGCGCGATGACGATCATCATGTTCTGGATGTCCTGCGGCGTGATGAGATCGAGCGAGGGGAAGTGCGGCACGCTGAGGAAGATGCTGGTGCCCGTCTCGCGCTGACCGACCGTGCCGGGCGCGCCGCGTTCCTTGGCGGGCAGCACGCGCAGCACGCCATCTTCGATGCGGATTTCGACGGTGGTCGAAACGACGGGCGTGCCGTCACCGAACAGACCCATGGCGCGAAGCAGGCCATAGGAATTGGGAATACGATTGATCTGCTCGGTGAGATCAGTCGCCGTATACGGGAATACGAAATCTTCGGGGTCCATGGACCGCCTCCAGAATGGGTTTCAAGGGATGCGATTGGGCGGCAAGCTGCAAATTTGCAGCTTGCCGGAGTGGAGGGCCTAGCTCGGGCGGGCGATGATGCCCTTGAGTGCGAGGGCGGCGAGCGCAGCCGCCTTCTGGGGGTCCGTCACGCCGTCCGGCCATTCGATGCCATCGAGCGCGATGATCGCCGGGCCGCGGGACAGCGCGAGAATGGTGCTATCCGTGCCGTCCGCCGCGATGCCCTTGGCGAGCGCGATGCTGTCGACAAGCGCACTGCCGTCGAGGGCGGTCGGGTCCCAGGCCTTCGCCTTGGCGCCGACCGGCACGGTGACGAAGAACGCGTCGCCGGCGACGAAGTCGGCAGCACCATCGGCGATCGTGAATTTCAGCGCGCCGGTAAAGGCGACCGCCACGACCGCAGTGCCGATGGCGACGCCGTTGGGATCAAACACCTCGAAGGTACCGGCATTCGCCGCAGGTTCGATGCAGACGACCTCGTAGACACCTGGAAGCGTGCCCGCTGCGATCGCTGGATTAGCGAGGGTGAAGACGCCGTTGCCCGTGTTGCCGGCTTTGGCGGCAACCGACACGGCGGTTGTGGTCGAGAGCCCGAGAATGGTGCCAAGCTCGATGATGCGTTCGGCGCCGCTGCCCGCCAGCAGGGTCAGCTGCTCGCGGTTGAAGTCGGGGAAGAGTTCATATTTGAGAAGAGCGGTCTGAAGCTTGGGCTTGCCGACCGAAAAGGACCTGGTGAGCATTGACGCTCTCCTTCAGCTGGGTTGCGGGAAAGTGCTGGGACAAAAAAGAACCGCCCGGCGAGTGACCGGGCGGCTGGACTGGCGGACAGGAATTTCGCTCGCTATGCGCGCTTCTTGGCAACCAGCCGATCGATGGCGGCGCCGAGACCGGCGCCTCGCGCGAGACCTGCGCCGGCATCGTTGCCAGGATTGCGGTCGCGATTGGCCATGGCATCCGCCAGGGGGCGCGACTTCGGTGCAGAGGCCAGCATGTCCTTGGCCTCGCCATAGGTCAGCTTGCCATCGGCGACCTTTCGGGCGAGGCGATTGGCGAGGTCCGTGCGGCCCTTGGCCTCTTTGGCGTTCAGCAGCTTAAAGCCGGCGTCGGCTCCGGTGGCGTTCGCCTCGGGCTCGCCGTCGCCATCCTCGTCGTCGTCATCGTCGTTGGCGGGCTTCTGCTTGCCGTCGCCATCGGTCTCGTCATCATCGCCGGCGTCGTCGTCCGTCGCATCTTCGGCCTTGGCCGAAATGCCGAGGCTCTTGAGTTCGGCAAGGGCCGCCGTATCGCCGTTGGCCGCCTTGGCACGCAAGGCGGCGATCTGTTCCGCGAGTGGCATATCAGTCTCCGTGTTAGCGCGCGTTTTGTCGGTTGACCCTGGCGCAGCAGGCGACGCGCCGCCGGAGCTGGTCAGGGATTTCTGCAGGGCGGCAAAGGCAGCCTGCTCGGTGGCGATTTCATCGACCAGGCCGAGCGCGAGGCCCGACTGTTTCGGATCATCGTGCTGGGCGAGGAACCATTGGCCCTCAAGCCCTGCGATCGTGGCCGTCGAGAGGGCACGGCCGGCATTCACCACACCAGCGAAGCGGCGCCCGATCTGGTCGACGGTCGACTGCAATTTTGCACGCGCATCGTCCGAAAGCGGCTTCCAGTCGTGACCGTCCGTCTTGCGGGCGCCATTCTGGATCGCTTCTATCTTGACGCCATGCTCGGCCAGCCAGCCGGACGCGTCGACGTGAAGGACGTAGACGCCGATGGAGCCGACATCGCTTTCGGAAGCGGCAAGGATCCTGTCAGCGGCACTCGCGAGCGCATAGGCGGCCGAGCATGCGGTGCGGACCGACGCCCAGACCGGCTTGCCTGCGGACTTGCCGTTGCCGGCGGCGATGTCGGCGGCGAGATCGAAGCAGCCGTCGACCAGGCCGCCGGGCGAATTGATGCGCAGAAAGAGCGCGTGAACGCGATCATCGACGCGGGCAAGCGCAACAGCGGCGCCGATCTGGGTGTAGCCGCCATACCAGGCGTCGGTCCACCAGTCGTAATAGCCATCGGGCGTCAGGACGCCGCAGATGTCGATGACGGCGACGCCGTCGACGATGGCGTAGCCGTCCGCCCACTCGATCGTGCCAGCCCACGGAACTGAGGCCGTGGCAAGCCGCGACCGGTCAACCTGCCGATCGGCGTCGTCGTCATCGCCAGTCTCGGCGCGCGGCCGATGCGTCAGGGCCGAAAAGGCACGCGTCAGCAGGTTGCCGCCGCCCGAACGGCGCTCCTCGAACGCACGGTCGATCATGGCCTCCGCGACGCTCCGCTCGAGCATCAGTACACGGCCAGGCGTTCTCAGGATGAGATCGAGATCAGGCATGACATTTGGTCCATGACTTGGCGCACGACGTCGTGGCCGTGGCGCGGTTCACAAGGGTGGCCTATCTAGGAACGGTCGAGAGTTGGGGGCCCACAATGCCGATTTTGCATATCTGGTCCGGCATCGCTGGCATTCTCGGCGTCGTAGCGCTGATATGGGAACAATGGGCAGCGCTGAAGGAGCAAGAAGATCAGGCCAAGCTCCTAAGCGGCATGATCATAAAGTTAGGGTGGGCGAGCCTTGTGAGGTGGTCTGACGCGATCGCCGCGACCGAAGAGAAGAGCAACACCGAGGCAGAGCTACTCGATTTTCAGAACCGCGCGAACGCCAGCCGTTTCTGGCACATCGCAAGAGCAACGTTCGCCGTCATCGCGCTGGCTGCAAGCGTTGGCTTGTCGTGGTTTGACCACACCTAGTTCTCAGCGCCAGTTCTACCCTGTTCGCCACCCGGCTGCTGCTGGGCGTCGGTCGGGGCGACGATCTTGGTATCGGTGACGACGCCCGGAATGCCGGCGGCTTCCATGGCGGCACGTTCACGGGCGAGCTGCGCGATGATCTCTTCCCAATCCTGACCCTGCTCGGCAGCTTCGCGCTCGAGCGTCGAAATGCGGCCATCGATCCGCAGTGAGGAAGCCTGCGCTTCCTTGACCGGATCTATGAAGCCGCGCGCCGGACCGATCCAGTCGGCGTTAAGCCAGGCGGCTGGCGCATCATAAAAGTCGGCGCAGCCCTTCGGCACCTCGACCGTGCCGGCGTCGAGGGCATCCTCGAGCCATGCCGCGAAGACCGGGACGGCAAAACCCCAGATCAGGATGGCGCGGAGGCGCATCACCCCGCGCCAGACCTCATTGAGCGCGGCGCGTGCCGACGAATAGTTGGTCTTCGACCAATCCATCGACAACTGCTCGTAGGAAATGCCGAGGGAGGCGGCGAAGGCCTGCAAAAACGACGTCTGGAACGCCGGGTAGCCTGCCGTCTGGCGCGGCGTGGTGTTGAGGTCGAGCCGGTCCGACGGAAACAGCGTCAGAAAGCGCGCATCGTCCATGACATTGCGCTTGCCGTAGAACTCAGCGCGCGACGTGTTGAATTCGCCCCAGTCGACGTCGCTGGGAGCGTCGCTGCCGAGGCGGTCGGCGGCGTATTCGGCTCCCATCTGGGTATAGATCGCCCCGACGATCGTGGCGTTGATCGCTGCTGTGCGCACCTCTGATTCCGAGTAGCGCGACAGCATGCGAAGCTTGGTCAGAGACGCGACGAAGTCGGAAATGCCGCGTGACTGGCCTGGCCGATGCTTGTCATAGACGTGAACGACCTTCGGCCGCTCCCAGGCACCAATGGCATCCCAGCGGGGGATGTAATCCCACTGGAAGGACGATGTTTTCATGCTGAAAACGTCGGCGGGATGACCGCGGCGGATGTGATAGCCGATCGGCGCGTTGTTCTGGTCCTTTTCGACCCCGCCACGCAGCGTGTCGCTGTCCGGCATACCCATCGGATTGCTCAGGCGGTCGGGATCGATGATCTGGACGGCCGTGCGATAGTCCCAGCCGGACCTATCGATCCAGCGAAGCACGCCAAGGCCCTCGCCGATGCCGACAAACTCGCGGGTAATGAGCCCGGCGAGCCCGGCAAACGGCAACTGCCGCTCGGCATCGCACCGGAAGATCGGGTCTTCAGCCCAATCGAACCATTTCGACTGGATTTGGCGACCGAGCGTGTGCGCCGCGGCAGGCGAAATGCCCAAGCCAACCGGATCGGGCTTGGCGTTGAGCCGCAGCGAGCCGCCGACCAGCATATCGACCTTGCGATCGACGCCGGATTTGGCCCAGCCTTCGTTGCGGATGACGTCACGGATGCGTGCGATCGAAACCGGACGGTCACGGAGCCACTCGGCATCGGCGGACTGGATGGGCGGCATCCAGCCCTGCAGGGACGGATGGCCGAGATCTGCCGCATTGTAGCTAGTGCGGCGGATGCCACCTTCGGCAACTGGCCGTGCGGTACGGCCGGTCGCGTCGCCGGCGGCAACACGCACGCGGGGCTTCAAAGCACTCAAATCCGTCTCCCAAAGCCGATACGGATCGGCCCATTGCCGGTCGGCAAGCCGGTCAGCCTCGACCGCAACACCTCAAGCCGTGCGATTTCGGCATCGATATCCGCGAAGGTCGCCATTTCCTTTTGCGCGGACCCGCTCTGGTACTGAGTCCGCACAACCGCGCCGCCCGTCAGACGCGCCATTTTGGCCGAGCGCAGGCTATCGATCGCCGAGTTGATCTCGTCGAGGGTCAAGTCGGCCATCGTTGGTCCATTCCAAGTTGAATTTGCCAGTTCAAGGCGACATTGTTCGAAAACGAAGGGGGCCGTGCAATGTCATTCGACGCCAAGCCGATTGCCGACGCGCTGACTAAGCTACTTTCGGCGGACAACATCGTATTGCTGCTAGCGACGTTGGTCGCAGCCGGAGGAGGTGCTTGGGCAGTTCAATCCGTCATGAACAAAAAGGAGCGGCGCTCCGAACTTAGAAAGGAACTGAACGCCACCACCGCCTCCATGGTCCTAAGTTACTCCATCCGAAACACTTTTTTGAACATGAAGCAGGACTTGGTGAGACCGCTAAGAAATCGGTATGTGGCCGAGAAACAGGCTTTTGATCAGGCAGTCGCCGAGGCGAAGAAGCCAGGTGCGGCTCGAATTGTTCACGAGATAAAGGCGGACCTGCAGACGCTGACAATGCCGCGAACGCCTATAGAAACCTTGGAACGCCACGTCTTCGAGAAGATGACGCTCAATTCCCGCGGTCAGGCAGCGGTCCTAACCTTATCAGGCTCCATCGACACACTGCGAGAAGCAGTAGCCTTTCGCAACAAGCTGGTAGACGAGTTCAGGACCTCGCCCGGAGGTGCAGATGCGCGAACTTACCTCGGAACTCCGGACGAGCGTGGTGTTTTCGACGGCCGCTACTCATCAACGGTAGAAGCAATCTATTCCAAGACCGATGACTGCATCGCCTTCAGTGGCTTTGCGTTGGAGGACATTTATGAGCGGTACAAGCGCCTGCATGCTCGCGGACGGCAGTTGCGGTTGCCAGTCGGACCTATGGCACCCCCCGTGGATTGGGCGAAGGCAGAGGGTGCAGGCTTGATACCTCCAGCTGATCAATACAAGTCATGGTCATCAGGTTTTCGTAAGGTCGAAACCTGGAGCGAGCGAGTGAAGCGTCGCGTGTGGGAATTCTTAAAAAGCATAGTCCGGTGAGTGTTGGTTTCCCTCAACGATTGAGCCGCGCTAAGGCATCGAGACCATCATCCGATTTTCCGGTTCGCACCTGTTTCGCCGGCGCGGCATCGGCGGCCGTATCTTCAATCGTTGTCGTTGCCGGAAGAGCCGTCGCCACGGAGCCCGTCGGACCGCCAAAAATATCCGGCTGCACGTCGCGCGCCATTTCCGTCAACTCTCGTGCGCGGTCTTCCCATTGTGCTTCCGTCCACGCCCAGAGATTGGCGTAATACGTCAGCGCCCACGCATAGATGTTGCAGTCGAGCCAGTGGTTCGGCCCCTTGCGCTGCCACACCCGCTTGATCTCACCTTTTTCCTCGACGGTGGCGACAAACTCGGAGACGAGGTGGCGGAAATACTCCTCCTCGGTATCGCCGGGGAACTGCTGGTAGCCGGTGGGCAGCCCGCCGTCGCCCTCCTTGGGGAGCCGAGCGAGGAAGTTCATCAGCGCCGCTTTGAGGCCGTACGTACCGACCAGCCAGACCTTCATGCCGTGGCGTCGCGCCTTGCCGGCCGAAGTGCCGTGCTTTCTGACCTCTGGTGTCTCGGCGCGGCCGATCGGTAGTTTGCTCCAGCCCTCGATACCCTTGAAGGCAAGAGCGTTGTGGCGGCGCTTCACCCAACTGTAGACCGCCTCGGCATTGTAGCCGCTGTCGACGCCGATCAGGTCGGGCGCAATGCGGATGCCGCCGAAGCTGATACCCCGATCCGCAATGAGATCGAGCTTGGGCCACGCCCCTTCGAAGGCGACATCGGTCGATCCAGCGAGGAATCCGTGGTCGATATGCCAGGTGCGTTTCCCCGGCCCCCAGCCGAGGATCGCCCAGTAAAGCCCGTCCGCCTGCACGTCCGCCGTCAGCGTGGTGTAGAGCACGCCGGCGGGCATCGTGCCGCGCGACCACTCGCTATTCTTGCGGGCAGCCAGCAACTCCCATCCGGGCCCCTCGCCCTTCGGTTCGTAGCCACGGCCGAGGTCGCTGTTCTGGAACGGCTGCAGCTTCTCCGGGTCATCGCCAGCGTCTTTTTCGCGCTGCGCCAGGTTGTCCCAGCGCTCGAAGATGTTGAACTCGCCGGTGATGGCGTAGCTCTTAATGAAGCGACCGGTATGGCGGTGTCGCCAGGCGTCGATATCGCCCCTCGCGATCGTCTTTGGCGGGACCTCGCCATCGGCGTCGGGAGCGGTCGGTATCCAGCAGGCACCGGACGCGACCGAGATCATGTCGGCCTTGTCGCCCTCGTAATGTACCATGCCGCAGCTGGGGCAAATGAGGTGACAACGGAACGGAGCCGCGTCGCTCTTCTGGATATCTTCCCAGACGAAATCTGTGAGATCGCCGCAGCGCTTGCACGCCATGTAGTAGCGGCGCTTATCGCCGAGCTCGTAGTCGGCGTCGATGTCAGCGCCCTTCAGCTTCGGCGAGGATACGTCGAGCACCTTGGCGAGGCCGAAGACACGGAACGTCTTAAGGCGCGCGTCGCTCAAATCCTTCGGATCACCTTCACCGTCAGCATTGTCGGTCCAGGCCGAGCGATCGTCCCGCACCATGTAGCGGATCGAGTGCTGGCGGAGCGTGGCCGCCGAGTTGGCGCCTGACAGGAGCAGGAAGCCGCCGGCGAAGCGCACGCGCTTGGTTGTCGAGCCTTCGCCCGACCGCGACCGCTTCGGGGCCACGGTGCCACCACGCGCCGGCGACAATACCGGGGTGGCGTTGATCGTCGGCTCGAGCTTCTCCTGGTACCAGTCGATCGCCGCCTGGACGGTTGGGCCGACATACATCGTCGGACCCGGTGCCCGGTGCATGATGAAGCCCAGCCAGTTTTCGCCAACCGCCGAACCGCCCGACTGCGACGGCTTGATGATGACGACGTGCTCGCATGGATCGTCCGGCGAGAGTGCATCCATCGGCTCGATCAGATACGGCCCGACGTCGTTGCGCCAGGGGCCAGGCACAGCGCCGATCTCCGGCACAATGCGAAACGCCTCGGCCCAATTCGAGACCTTCTCCTGAGGATCGGGCCGGATGCCGTTGGCAGCGCCACGATAGACGACACGGCCATTAGCGCGGATGCGACGGTCGCTCTCAGTTCGGCTCGCCGGAAGCGTCGAGGTCGTCGCCATCATCATCCAGGTGGTCAAGCTCGCCGGCGAGCTGGTCGAGCATGCGGCGCATTTCGTCGGTCAGGATCGCGCGGACGGCGCGAGCGTCGGGTGCCACCGTGACCTTTTCGGCGACCGTAGCAGGGAAGGCCAGGAGGCGGTCACGGACGCGGCGAAACGCCGTCATCGTGCGGCGCTCGACGTCATCCTTGTCGGCCAGGCGGTCGAGGCGCTCGTCGAGATCGAGGCGGGCATTCTCCGCTTGGTAGGCTTCGCGCTCGGCGCGGGACCGGTGGTAGTTCGCTTTGCCCTGAGGCGCACTGCGATCAGTCGCCTCGCCAGCGTCATGCTCGTCATCGCCGATATCGAGGTCATCGGCGACCGGTGCCGGGGCTCGGTTGTTACGCAGGTCCTGCGCCGGGTCCGTCTCCTCGGCGATCGCCCGATTGAGCGCGACAATGTTCACTAGCACGGTACCGCGCGGTCCGGGCTTGGTCGAGAGCCGGCCGGCGGCCACCAGCCTGGTCACTCGCTTGTGGATCGCCTGCTTCGAGATCGGCGGCTGCTGGCGCTGCGCCGCCTCGGACAGCGAGACCCAGACGAGGCTCTCCGTCAACTGGCCGTCAACCGCCGCGAGCACGTCCGTCAACCCCGTCAACCCTGTGCGAAAATGGCCAAACTACAAAGCACATGCGCTTTGACGTCCCGCATACGTTTTGAGGGCTGGGAAGGACCCGTTGACCCATTGCGGGGTTGTGCAACGTGCAAATTTGCAGGTTGGCGTCGGGCATCAGCGCTCGGGACCATCGGCCCAAATACGAAGCGCGCCACCGTTGCCGGCAGCGCGCTCGTGATTCCCAATTCGTTGTCCCAAGTACTGTCAAATTTTTTCTCCAACCGCAAGGCCCATCATCATCAGGCTGCGGTCGCATCCACATCATCGGCGACATGACCCACATCCCATGGGCTATCCGGTGCGACTGGCCCGACAGCGTTGTATGTCGTCATCTTCTGGTTGATGAGGTTGCGCAGTTCGATGAGCGCTGTATGCCATGCTGACCACTCGATCATCATCAGGTCTAGCGTCTCAGGCTGATGACCAACCCATTCCCATTCGAAGCCGAGCAGGCCGCGACGGCGCGTCTGGTCGGCGAAACGCTTTACCGCAATCGAGCGGCCAGCCTTGTTCTTGCGCACGAGCTGCCATCGTCCGCTACCATCCTTGCCCCAATCCGGCTGAATGCCAGCTCGACCATAGACGGCAACGAGGTCGGCAGCCTTGGCTACACGGCTATCGCGCCTCATCGAGTTCAGTGCCTCAACGATGATCATCGCATCGGCGTGCGGCAATTGTTGCGATGCGCCCATTCCACCGAACCCACCACCATCGATCCGTGTTCCAAGCGCCTGCCAACCGCCGCCGCTCGAAACAGCCCCAGCACTATCGTCATAGCCGAGCCCCTGCTTTTCCAAGGCCCAGTTTACGAGCCACTCGATATCGCGCTGCTCTCTTGCCGCTGCTGGCTTGCGTTCTAGCTGGCTCATTTTTCCTCTATTCAGATCAGGTGATAGTCGGGTGATGGTTTGGTGAGGGTTAGGTGCGGGTAAAAGTCAGGTGCCACTAGGTGAAAAGAGGGTGGTGATAGTTTGCGACGCGCATCGCACATTGGTCGCAGTCATCATCGTTCGCCACCCCGTTCCCCACATGACGTCCGTCGCGCGCGACAAACCCGCACCACCCGCACCCGTTCGTTGTTTTTACTCAGCATTTCGCCTGTCAACTCTCACCCAGACCAGCTACTGACCCGCACCTTTGGGTGCGGGTTTTGGCCACGAAACCACTACTCATCAGGGGGTGCGGGACCACGATAGGAAGGCGGCTGGTCATCATCGGGAACATCGTGAAGCTCGATGTCCATGAATATCTTCACGCCATGCAGGCTGCGCTTGCGCTTCTCCATCGGCACGCCCTCGACGGGCACGCGCTTGATCTTGAGCCCGAACGACGTCTCAGACGGCATCGGATCGATACCGTTCGCCGCGCACCAGCTCTTAAAACCCTGATAGAGCCGCCGTGAGGTCACGAAGTGCCCGTCGACGGCCGAAGGGCGCACACAGTCATCGACATAGGCACCGACCGCGTCACGATCGCGCCTGACGCTCTCGGTGAAGGCTCGCATCTTGTCGGTGACGAACGGCTGCAGACCGTGCGCCAGATACTTTTCGATGCCCTCAACGATCCAGTTGAGGATCCCTTCACGCTCGGCCACGTACATGGCCAGCACCTGGTCAAACGGCCGCTTCTCGGCGTCGGGCACCTTCTCTTCCCAATGAACGATGAGCGTGCGCCGCCAGATGCCGGTATCGGCACCTTTGATGTTCGGTTCGGCGTTCGAGATCATGATCGCCGTGAATTTCGGCGCCATGTCGAACAGGCCTTTGTTGAGGTGGCGGACCGGCATATCGGAGCCGGAAGTCACCATCTTGATCAGCTCTTCCTTGAGCGGTTCGGCGCGGGGTACCTCTTCGATGGTCAGGTAGCGCACGCCGGGCAAACGCGCCCAGTCGGGGCTTGGCTTGTCGCCAGATGGCGTGTTCTGTCCTGAGATCGAGGAGTACATCATCGGCTTGGCATAGATGCCGAAGACCTTGCCGATCGTCTGGGTGAACATGGATTTCCAGTTCTGCCCGTCGCCGTAAAAGAAGGCGTAGACCTGCTCGCCTGTGACCCCGAGCGCGCAGTAGCCGATGAACACCTGCAGGAACTCGCGTGTGTCGGCTTCGGGCATGAAGCGCTTAAGGTCGCGCAGGAAATTCGGCGCGGTCGCCTTCGGAATATAGCTGGCGGCCGTCACCTTGGTGATGAGGTCAGCCGGGTCGTGCGGATCGAGCCGTCGTGTCACGATGTAGCGCGTCGTATCAGGATCGGGACAATCGGGGTCAGGCTGGCGCGCAAACCGCAACGTGCCCGACATCGTGTTGAGCGCGAAATCGTCGGAATCCATGATCCGCGGCAGTTCCGAGCGGTGCGGCTCCGCCTGGTCGATCATCGCCCTGGTACGGGCGCGATCGCCTGTCTTGATGCCGAACTGGAAGCGGCCGGCGCGCCGGCTGGCGACGCCCTTGGCGATCTGCTCACCGCGCTTGATGGCATCCTTGACCTCGACCTCAACCGACGTCTCGACGCCATCGACGATGCGGATGATCTCAGCCACCACCGGCCGCTTGCGCGCGTCGGGGAACATATCCTTGAGCTTCAGCGCCTCCTCGATCGCCAGCAGTTCATCCGGGTCCGCCTCGATCAGCGCCGCCTCGCGCTTGATCAGAGGGCTCACGAGCTGGGCGAACCGCTCGACCGCATATTGCCCCGTCTCGACGTCCCAATGCGTGCCGGTCCAGCCGTGCCAGCCCGCCTCCTGCACGTTGAGCACGCGATCGCCGAACCAGTCGAGGAGCCTGTTGGCATTGCCAACGTCGTTCTCATCGTAGCGCGCGCAACCCTCGAGAATCTTCCACTGCGCCGGCGTCAGCTTTTCGAGATCGGGAATGCCGTCGTCGGGGCGGACCTCATCGCTCCCATGGGGTGGCGGGGTTTCGCTTTCGGCAGCTTTACGCCGGCGGCGTGGCTTGGCGCCGGCAACCTTGGATGGATCGAATGGCACGTCCTCCACCGCCGTGGCCTTGGCCATGGCGTCGCGCACCCCCCTGCTGCCCCTGTTCATGCGTCTGTCGTTTCCTTGTCGTCCGCCACGGCCGCCGCTTCGGCCATGGCGATAGAATTCAAATCGGTGTTAGGCCCGGCCGGCGGCACCATCTTGATCGACAGCGGCGGCAATTCCGGCCGCTCGGCGCGCTGCATGGCGCGATAGCGCTGCGCCCTCCGCAACCCGCGCGTCACCTTCTCGATTGTGTGCTTTTCAGCCTCATCACCGTCGCAGAGATAGACCAGCTCCTCGCACCAGTCGGGCGGCAGGAAGCAGTCGAGGTCATCCATGTCAGGCTGGTCATGCACGAGACCGCCTGTCGGCCCTCGCAGGGCCTTGCCGGCCATGTTGCCGAGGTCGACGCCAGCCCAATACGCGGTGCCATGATCGAAGGCGTGCACGAGCGCGGTGAGCGTCGTCTCGATGCCCTCGCCCATGACGATGCGGCGCGCATCATCGGGCGTGTAGAGCCTTATGGCGCCACCCTTCTTGCTGCCTCTGACTTTCTTGGATGGGTATTCCTTGCCATCCTCGGCAGGCGGCAGCACCAGCTTGCCCTTGGGCTGTCGGAGGTCGATCCACGTCTGATGAACGGCGCCAAACGCGTCGTATGGCGTCGCAAAAGGCCCGTCGCTATCCGGCCGTCGCACAGCCGCGATCATCGCCGGGCCTCGGTGCAACTCCACCCATCGGTTGCCGACCTTCTCGACATAAGGATGCTCGGGGATAACGAAGAGGCGCACCGACTTGAGGATCAGCGCATTACCCCAGCGATCGGCCGGCATGCCGCGCAGCGCCAGGTATTGACCGACGGGACTATTCCACCACCAGTCGGTAGCGCCGGCTCTGCAGAGAATGTCCCATCCCGCTCGCCGAGCTTCCTCGCGTTTGCGATCCGCGATCTCATCCTGCTGGCGCTGATGTTCTTCGTTCTTGAGGCGCGTTTTCTCCGCCTCGACCGGATCGATGGGCACCGCCGCGCTCTGACCGGTGATCCGTTCGAGGGCAGCAACGAAGGCCAATCCCTCGACATGCTGCACGAGGAAAATGACGTCGCCGCCGACGCCGCAAACCCGGCAATTCCATGTGCCGGTCGTCATGTTTATGCCGAAGCGATCGCGGCCACCGCACCCCGCCTTTGGACACGGCCCGATCAGTTCGTTACCTACCTGCCGAAGCGGCCAGCCCCGCTCTTTCGCCCACTGCACAGTAGAGGTCTGCAGGGCCTTGTTCTTGAGCGCCTCAACTTCCGGCGACAGGTTCATCGGATAACGCCGTGAACGATCAGCGACTGGATTGCCCGAAGGCGCTCGGCCTTTTGATGCCAGAAGGTTCGCGTTGCCGCGCTATGTTGCGCAATCGATAGCGTTTCCGGGCGTACCGGGTTGCCCAAATAGGTAAAACGCTTGGCGGCCGTCTCGCAGTTGACAGCTTCCTTTTCAAGGAACTCGATGGCCTCTGACGGTGTCATTTCGCCTCCGCCTCCAGGGCGTCTAGCACCGTGCCGACGATGGTGTGTGGCACGAGCTTGACCGTGCCCATCAGGTTGAGGTCGCTACGGCCGACCGCGTCGCGCAGCACGTCGAGCGGCGCGCCGTGCTGCAGCGCGATCGAGATCAGCACCGCGATGTCGTGACCGAGGTCGCGGGTGCGGTCGCTCTTCTTGCGCTCGCCTTCGCGCGGCGGATAGTCGATGAAGACCTCGGCGACCCGGCCGTCGTCATAGCGGCCGACAGTGATCAGCATCGTCTCCTCGACGTCGCCGTGCGGGCCACGCCAGACGTGCTCGATCTCGATCGCTTCGGCCGCGCGACGGTCGGGCAGGCGCTCGCGGCTCATTGCGCCAACTCCCAGCGGCCATCTGGCCGTTTTCGAATTAGGTGGCGGCGCTCGAGCGAGGCCGGGATGCTCCACGAACAATGATAGATATCGTCCTTCATAAAGGGCGCGCCCGGCGTATCTGCCTGCCGTTTTGGACCGGTGGAGAGAAGCGCTAGAAACGCATCCTGAGCCTCTGACAGGCCTTTGCCGCGGGGTTTGATGACAATGCTCACGTCAGTTTCTCCCCATCCTCGACGCCCATCAGGTCGAACAGGGTCGGCATCGAGACTTCCTGTTCGGTCGCGACGCAGTATTTGACGCCATCGGCGAAATAGCCGGGGTTGAGTTCTGCTGCCCGGCCGCGACGGCCGGCCTTCATCGCCCGCACCGGCACCGTGAACAGCCCGCCGAACGGATCGAAGATCAGGTCGCCCTTGTTGGAAAACCGCTCGATCAGCCGGTCGACAATGTCGAACTGCAATGGGCAGACGTGCTTTTCGAGGTTCTGCTGCGCCTGGTCGCCGTTGAGCGTCAGCATGCGGTTGACGTCGTGCCAGAGATCGTCGCGGTTGCTGCCCGGCGCGAGCGCCATGAAGGTCTTGGGCAGCGCGCCACGCTCGGAAAGCGCATCGCCAACCGCGACATGCGTCTTGAAATCGTAGACCTGCCGCAGCGTCTGCTCGGTGAAGAGCCGGCTCAGCACCTCGGGCCGCAGTTGCGCCAACTCGTCGACCGACAGGTGGCGATCGCCTGACGAGCGCCAGAACGAATGCGCGTCCACCTGCCAGCGGGCCAGCGAATATTCGGATGGCAGCTTCTCGACCCGATCGTCGGCATAGGACTTGCCGCGATCGGTCGGAAGCTTCCGCATCAGCAGCACATACTCAGGGCTGCCGACACCCATCTTGCTGCCGTCCTTGAGCATTTCGGTGTAGCCGAGGCGGTAGGTCTGGTTGTTCTCCCTGACCACGTCCGTCTGCACCTGGATCATGCCCATGAAGGCGAAGCCGTGTGACTGGTAGTGGAACAGCGTCTTGGCGTGGAACGGGTTGACGGTCGGCGTGCCCATGCCGGTAACCGAGCCGAATAGGATGCGATCCTTGACGTGGATGCAGGCCAACCGGCCGGGCTTGAGGATCCGGTAGAGTTCAGGCGTCAGGTAGTCCATCTGGGCGAAGAAGTGCTCATCGCCATCGGTGTGCCCAAAGTCGTTATAGCTCGGCGTATACTCGTAGTGGTTCGAGAACGGGATCGAGGTGACGATCTCGTCGATGCTGTCGCTCTCGATGAGCTTGGCTTCCTCGACGCAATCGTTGTTGGCGACCAGCCAACCGGCCCCGCTCGCCTCGACGCGCGCCGTACCGATCGACCGGGTCAGCACGTCCGACATGCTCAGCGTGGCCAACCCGTGTTCGCGGATAATCTCTGCCATGGTCTCCACCATCTGGTTGTGCTGCGCCCACTTGTCCTGCAGCGTGCGCAAAACCTCGCGCTCGGTCTCGGCATGGATGATGTGGATTTCGACCGGAAAGCCCTGCAGGAACCGCTGGATGCGATGCACCGCCTGGATGAAGTCGTTGAACTTGAAGCCGATGCCGAGAAATATCGCCTTGTGGCAATGACGCTGGAAGTTGCAGCCGCTGCCGGCGATCACCGGCTTGGCGGCGAGCAGCCGGAATTTTCCATCCGAGAAATCGACGATCGCCTGTTCGCGCGCCTCGAGGTCCTGCGAGCCGTAGACCGAGACGACGCCTGGCACAGCGCGCTCGATCGCGCGGCGCTCATCCTCGAGATCGTGCCAGATGATGAAATGATCGGCTGGCGTGCTGTCGAGGATTGTTTGCATCGCCGCGATCCGGGCCGGCAGCGTGTCGCGCTTTTCCTTGGCCGCATCCTTGAGGCCGATCGCCGCATCGCGCATCAGCTTCATCTGCCCGTCCCGATCCTCGCCGCCATCGGCAAGGTCCGTCTGCACCTCGTGATAGATCACGTTCAGCGGCGGCAGCTCATAGCCCTCATCGGAATAGCCGAGGTCGGACGGCCGCTGCAGGAAGATGGCCCAGCTGTTGAGCCACAGCCAGAATTCGCGTTCCTTGTGAGGATAGAGCGTGAGGTTGTTGGCCTGCGTCGAGTCCCGCTGGAAAAACCGCGTCAGCGCCTGCCCGGTATCCATGATGCCGAGGAAGCCGGCATAGTGGATGAGTTCCTTGAAACGGTTCGGCGAGGGCGTTGCCGTGGCAACGAACCGGTAACGCACCGTGACGAAAAGCGAGAGAAACGTCTGATAGGTCTTCGACCCGAACGATCTGAGCACACTTGCCTCGTCGAGGCTGACGCCGCCGAACAGGTTCGGGTCGAGCTTGCCGTCGCGGACCGTCTCATAGTTCGTGATGTAGATGCCTTCGAACGCCTGCTCGATCTCGCTGGCGGAGCGGATGAAGCGGACTTCGATGCTGAGCATCAGGCCGTCGCGGCGGAACTCCTGCCGCACGCCGAGCGGGGCGATGATCAGCACAGGCTTGCCGGAATGCTTACGGATCAGCCTGAGGATTTCGAGCTGGATGACCGACTTGCCGAGGCCGAAGGCCGCAAAGATCGCCCGCTGGCCGCCGCGCACGCCCCACACCACCAGGTCTCGCTGATGTGGCTTGAGGATCGGGTTGACCTCGTCAGGATCGATGGCAAAGCCGTTCTCGCTGGCCATCCGCACCTTGCGCTCAAGGAACGTCCTGTAGCTCGCCGAAGGCGCGATCGCCGGCCGGGCGAATGGCGCGTTCATAGCGGCTCCTTGTGGCGCCTGAGGCGCTCGACCGGCCGCACGTCTTCCATGATCGAGGCGCGCTTGAACGCCGCGATCTTTCTCTTCCAGCTGCTCGACCTGGTCGCGGGTGTAGAGGACGTCGACCGGCGTGCCGGCGATCGCCACTTCGAGGTAATGCGTGCCGGCCGGCTCGAACACCGCCATGGCCACGATCTCTGCCTCGGGAGGCTTGGGCAGCGGCTTATTCATCGCCAGCCACCATCAGATCACGAAGGAAAGCTGCGCCGGCGGAGCCTTTATCGGCGAGCCGAGCGACAAGAGTGCGGAACGCATGCGCTGCTTCCAGGCAGACAACGCCGTTGCCGAGCAGGCGGAGACGGTCGACGCGGGCGGCGTGAGGCCCACTGAGGTCCAGCCTGGCGGCCACCCCATCAGCCATTCGACGAACAGCGGGTTCAAGGTCCGGCGAATGTGCAAGGACCCGTCGCCAACCGTCGATATCGCCAGGTCCGGGAGGGAAAATTCCTTGCTCTGCTCGGTCAGCGTTTCTGCTGGCTTCCCCTGCTCGATCCTGAGCTTGCTCCGGCCGCCCATCTTCTCGCCATCCGTCGCGCGCGGCGTGTTCCAGAGAGCTGCGTCCCGGCTCAGGTTGTTGCCCTGCGTCGAGTGCAGGTCCGGGCCCGGGCGTCTCCCGTCGTGGGCTGTTGGCGTCGACCAGAGTTGCTCGGTGGCGTAATCCAGCCGATCGCCCCGCATCTGTCCGTCCGCTCTCTCCAGCGTGGGACCCGATCCTTTCCAGTCGTTCGCTGTAGGGGTGGGCCAAATCTTCGCTTGATTCTGCAGGCCGACCTGAGCCTTTCTGCCATCCGGTCGATGACCCGTCAGCGTTGTCCCTTCGGCCAACCCACGACCACCATTGGGCACATCTGGAGTCAGCCACAGCGACGATGAAGAGGCGTTCGCGTTGGTGGCTTGCACGGACTTCCGCCGCAGTGAACAGTCCAGCCTCAACCGCGAAACCAAGTCGGCGTAGGTCTCGAATGACGCGCTCGGCGCCAGCGATTTCGTCAGCCCCCGCCGCAAGCATCCCGGCGACATTTTCGATGACGACAACCCACGGCCGGGCTTGGACGATGATGCGTCTTGCGGTTGACCAGAGATCGCGGGCATCGAACGATCCGCGCTTGCGGCCGGCCATTGAGTGAGGCTGGCACGGGATGCCGCCAATGAGGCCATCCACGATGCCGCGCCATGGGCGGCCGTCGAAGGATCGGGCATCCGACCAGATAGCTGCTGGAGCCAGGAGACCTTGCTCAATCGCGTGGACCAGGTGCGAGACGGCGAAGGCTTCCCTCTCCACCATAACGACGCTTCGAACCGCTGGCAGAGCGAGTTCGAGCCCGAGATCGAGTCCACCCCCCCCTGTGCAGAGGCTGATGAGGTCGACGTGTTCGGGATGTAGAGCCACATTCACCGCACCGCCTCGATCAGCTCGCGGTGCATTTCGCGCACGACGTCGCGGCTCGCCTGCAGCGTGCGGGCGACGACGGCTTCGGCGACGCCGAGCAGCGCGGCGATATCGGCCGTGTCGAAATGGCCGCTCTCAAACATCACGATTGCCGCCTTGGTCTGGAGCGCGGTCATCTAGTCCGCCTCCGACAGGTCCGAAGTCGCAGCCGAAGGCGCCCCCCCCCCGTTTGACGGGCGAGGTCCCGGCGCTTCTGGTTTTGCTTATGGGTCACCAGTTCGAGGTGAAGATCGTTCACACACCGACGCCGGCGGCAGAGGTGATCGAGCTGTTTCTTGCCCGGCACGAAGCCGTGTTCATTCGTCCAGCTGACGAGGTGCACCGCGACCGTCTGCCCGTCGAGGGACATGCGTCCATAATCGCCGCCGCGACCCTCGCCGGAGGTTGGGCCGGTCCAGATGTGGCAGGGACCCAGCTCAGGCGGCAGCCACTCCGGCGCCGGCACGATCTCGACGCGCGCCATGATCTTCTGGCGGATGGCCTCGCGCCGGCCGGTCAATTGAACCGCTCCCGCGGCTTGGCCGCCTGATCGAGCAGCGCGCGGACCTCGGCGATGCGGCGACGCATGCCGTTGATGGATTCACCTTTGACGAGGGCGCGATCGAGTTCGCCGAGATCATCGACGGCCGCGCGGACCTCGCGGCGGATGAATTCGAGATCGACCGAGCAGCCGTAGCGCGCCTTGGCGAACTTCAGCTTCTTGCGGCGGCCGGTGGCCCGTATGTAGGCGGGGTCGCATTCGAGCTCGACGGCGATCATCTGCGCCGTCCATTCGGGATGCGCCTCGTTGAGCGATGCCACTTCGCGCCAGGTCGCCATCACGCACCTGCCCGCCGCGCGTTAGCTGCGCTAACAGCGGCTCGCTGGCGCTCTTTGTCACCAAGCCCCATCCGCTTGGCGCGCTGCTTGACGGCGTTCTCAGTCGGCAGGCCGGTGATCCGCACCAGCTCGATCAGCGGTGTGTTGCTGGCATAGCCCTTGCGGATGATGCCGTTGATATCGACCCCGCCGGAGGCCTTTGGAGGAACCTCCGGCGGGGTCTGCGGCCCGGTTCGCAGCCCGGCCGCAATTTCGTTCACTGATATGTCGGTGATTTCGTGAGCGCCGATGCCGACCTTTTTGACCTCGATAAGCTCCTGCTCTTCGATATCGGCATCTATCCCGGACTGTTCGGGCGGAGCCTCATTGCCCCAGCGCTTCCAGCCCGGCCGCGCCATGCGAGCGTTCAGCTCGATCTTCGGCAGGGTCGGGTAGTATTCCTCCAGCATTTCGTAGGCTTTGTCTGGCTTGCGCGAGTGTTCGCGCGCCTGCTCGACGATGATGGAATCCCACTGCGTGCCGGGCGCCGGCGCCGGCGGCTTGCCGCGCGTCGCGATGATCAGGATTTCGTGCCGGTTACGGTTCCAGTAGCCAGGCGCAATATGCACCTTGTCCCAGACGTAGTGCGACTTGTACTCGAACCCCCAGAACCGGATGGCGCGCAGCGTCTCGCAGAGCATCGGCACGGTCGACCAGCAGGCGAGCACCGTATCGGGCGCGGCCAGCGTGCCCACCGGCAGCGCCATAATCTCTTCGATCGTCTGCGTCGGGTAGTGATTGTCGGCTGCCCGGTCCATGCCGGTTTCGCGGCTGTATGGCTCAAAGCGCGTCGCCGGGTCGGCATAGATCAGGCCGAACAGTTCGGTCGGCAGTGCCCGTTGTTTCTCGCCGAGCCGCCGCTCGGTCTCGCCGCGAGCAACCTGCTTCGCCACCGTCTTGAGCTTGCGCGGCTCGATGGTGCGCAGCGTTTCAAGCTGCTGCGCCGGCGACAGGGTCAGCAGCTTGACCGCGACGGATGGCGCGAGCTCGCCGCTCTTCACTTTCGCGAACAGCTCTGGCGTCCCGTCGCGCTTGACCTTAGCGGCCGTCGCCGTTGAGCGCGGCGAGATACTCATCAGGTCGGACGCCGCCTGCCGATCAAGCTGCACATTTGCATCTTGCCCGCCGCGCTTGCCGCCGTGCCTATATCCCTCGATCTCGGCGGCAACGGCAGCGCGTTGCCCGTCGTTCAGATGACGGCGGTGCAGGTTCTTGCTGAGCACCCATATGAGAGGATCGCCCTCAGCTTCGAGGTTGAAATGCCGAAAGTGCGCGGGTTCGGACTGCCCGATACGTTTGAGAACGCCGGCCTCGATTGCCGCGCGATAGCGATTGCGGCCGTCGAGGATTTTACCGTCGAGTATGACGATCTTGTCGAGCAGCCCGTTGGCCCGGACATCCTCCACCAGCCGATCGAAGTCCATTCCTTCGATCAGCGGAAACAGATTTGCGAGGGGATGAAACTCAAGCATCTGGCGTCTCCAGCTCAGCCTCGAGCACGGCGCGCATTTCGAGCGCCGCTTGTACCGCCTGGTCGATTTCAGCGATGGCCCGCCGCGTCTCGCTTTCCTTGCGCTTCGACCGGCTGACGATGACGCCAACGGCGGCGAGCGCTTCACCCGTCTCGCGGGCCATGTCGCAGTAGTCGGCGCGGCGCTGCCGCGGATCGGGCGAGCGCGGCGCATCGACCAGAACCTTGCCGATCAGCCGCGCCGCCATTGGCACGAACATCGGCTCAGCATTGCGAGCGATCAGGAATTGGTCAGCCTCAATCGCCACGTCGAACGGGATGAAGCGGTTGTCTAGTTCGGGCTTGGGATAGTCGCGGAACGATCCGCCGCGCCGGATGCGGCTCGACACTTCGACGCAATGCTTGCGCACCGCCTCATAGAAATCGCCGCAGACAATGCGGATGCCCAACCGCTGCGCATCGGTCAGCATGGCGCAGCCTCATGTGGCAAACGAGTGGTCGCCGAACACATGAAAGTCGAGCCCGGTGAGGCGATCTTTGGGGCATGGAAAAGCCCCTGCCCTACCAGCCGAGCGAAACCCTGATCGATGCCAATGCCGCGCTCGTCGCCGCCAGAAAAAGGGCTGCCCGCGCGCTCGCCAGGGAGGAGGGAGCGGCGCGCGGACAGTCCGGCCCCGGCGCTGCTGATCGGGCGCGCCGAACCGGAAAGGGAAATGCGAAGTGAGCGCGCCATGTCAGCCTCTCACCAGAAAGGCGCCAACGATCATCGCGACGATGCCTGCAGTCGCTATGCCGGCGAGCGTGAGCCGGATGCGTAGTGGCATCGGCGGCACGCGACGCGAATGTGTCGCGGCCCAGGACCGCGCGAAATCCGGATCGAAGCAGTCGCGATCGTCACGCATTGGCGACCTCGACGCTCGGCTCCGGCCGCTCGACGCCTTCCGGCCACACCGCGTCCTTCGGCCAATTCATCGAGAACCACGCCATGGCGCGCTCGTAGGACTGGAGACGGAGGTCGACTTCGCCGGCAAAGGCGCGCTCAAGGCGACGCTGGTCGCGGAAAATCTGGTAGCTCTGCTGGGCGCGGCTGAAACCGGCCTTCTCAGCGAAGGCATCCGACACGGCGATGAGGCGACCGATGAGGTTCATGCCGCAACATATCGTGTAATTTTACAGGACCGTCAAGCCTATTTACACGATGTATACACGGCATGGCTCGTGTATGATTACACGCATGGCTGACACAGTTGCCGACCGCATCCGGCAAAGGCTTGCCGAAACAGGGCTTTCCGCGCACGCCGCCTCGCTCAAGGCGGGCGGCTCGCCGTCACTCATCCCGAACATCCTGCTGGGCCGCAGCGCCAGCCCCCGCGTCGCGACGCTGCAGAAGATCGCCGAAGCGCTCGACACGTCTACCGAATGGCTGCTCGGCGATGAGGAGAAAGTCGCCGCCACGGTTCAAACACCGGCGATGGCAAGCGATGAACTAGAGCTGATCGAGGGGCCGCCAACTTCGCTGATCTTCAACGACCTGCCGATGACGATACCGATCCTTGGCACCGCCCTTGGCTCGGTCGTGTCGGAGGGGATCGAAGGCTTCCAGTTTGAGCCCGGCGAAGTCATCGGATACGTGCGCCGGCCGACGCCGCTCGCCAAGATCAGAGAAGCTTACGCGTTGCTCATCCGGGGCGATTCGATGGACCCCATGCACCCACCGAACCAAGTGCGGGTGATCAACCCGCTGAGGCCTTGCGAGCCTGGTGATTCCGTCATCGTCATCACGCGGCAATGGGCTGACGATCCGGGGCAGGCCTATATCAAAATTCTGCGGCGGCGCACCGAGCACTCGGTCGTGCTGGAACAACTCAATCCGCGTTCGCGGTTCGAAATTCCGCGTCAGCATGTGGCAGGCATTCACTACGTGCTGACGATGAACGATCTGCTCGGCTTTTAGGTTAGGGGAACCAAATGGCCTATGTCTGTTATCTCATCGGTATCGTGCTGTTTCTGATCGGCGGCTGGTGGACGCTGGAAGTCTTGACCACGGCGGCCAGTACAATTCCGTCGGGTGGCGCAATCGGCGGCGGCGTCGCATTGGGCGTCATCATTGCGGGCGCGCCGGGCTTCAGCGTCTTTCTATCCTCCTTCATTTTCTTCGCCCTTGGCGCAGGGCTCGACAGCCTCAGGCAGATCGCCAAGAATACCCGCCGGATGGAGCGGGCAATGTCCGACTGGCTCAACCAGGCGGACCGCGAGCCTGATTTGAGCCGCTCCCGCAGGTGATCTTGCATATTTACACGATCATGTATTGACCGTGTAAAGATACAAGACTAGTTTCGGCCCTCAGTTTCATCACTGGAGGGCATGATGCTCGACGCTTCCGTCGCCGCCTTTGCGGCAGAACTCCCACACTCGTTTGCTTCGACGCCCGTCGCCTTTGCCGGGCAGACTGAACGCGAGCCGACCGTTGCCGAGCGCATGGCCGAAACCATTCTCGGCTTCGCCAAGGACGGTCAGGCGACGAGCTATGGCGACCTCGCCAATGCCGGGTTCACGCGCCAGCAGATCGGCGCCGAATTTCCAAAGGCTAAGGCGATCGCCGATACCTACGTCATCCGGCAGGATGCGCCGGTCACATTGAGCAAGCCCTGGGAAGCCGACGCCGAATATCGGCGCGACCGCGTCGACCGGGCCGCGAGCCTGGTCACCGACGCTTTGTCGCAGTCCCCGGAAGTCGCGGCAGTTCTCCGGCGCAGCGGCTACACATCTGCCGAGATCGGCGATCTCTGGCCCGAGTTCATGGCCGAAGTCGGCAAACGCCTCGCGGGGGTGAAGTCATGACCGCGCTCGCGCCGACGCATCGGCACAAGAAGCGCGGCAGCCTCTATGAGCTGCTAGGCATCGGCAAAATGCAGACTGACTTCTGGTTCGACGGCCTTGATGAAGACGCCGACGCCGGCAACGTCGATATGCGCCCCATCGCTATCTATCGCGCTATAGATGATGGCTCTCTTTGGGCCCGGCCCCGCGAGGAGTTCGAGGACGGCCGGTTCGAGAAGCTGCCCGACCGAAACGCAGGCGAGGCGCAAGTCGCGACGGCAGCATTGTTCGATATCGTTGCCGAGCGGCGGCGACAGATCGAGGTCGAGGGTTGGAACGTCTCCCATGACGATGGTCATGGTGCAGGCGAGCTCGCGAGAGCGGGCGCCGTCTACGCTCTAAGCAGCGTCACATCCGCCGTTCCTTTGGCTCCTTCGCAATCCATTCGGGGGGCCATCGCGTGGCTTTGGCCGTGGGCCGCCGGATGGTTCAAGCCCTCGATCGATCCGCGACGCGACCTCGTAAAGGCCGGTGCGCTCATCCTCGCTGAAATCGACCGGCTTGATCGGATCGAAGCGAAAAAGGCGGCAGCGATATGAGCGAGCTATCGCGCGCCTCGGGCGAACTGTCGCCGTTCTGGGTCTTCACGGCCGCCGGCCTCTGCTTCGACTTCGATAATCCGATGGCCGAAATGATCGAGCCGCGTGCTTTGGCTTGGCAGCTCAGCGGCGAGGGTCGCTGGGCCAACAATACGCACTGGCACCTGTCGGTCGCCCAGCACTCGCTGATCGTCGCCAACGCCATCCCGAAGCCGGAGTGGCGTATCTATGGCCTGCTGCACGACGCTGCAGAATCGGTGACGCGCGATCTCTCGACGCCCTTCAAGGCCTGGCTGCAGGCGCATGGCGCCGACATCGTGGGGCTTGAGCGCAGGATCCTTATTGCCGTCTGGGAGCGGTTCAATCTGCCCCAGCCAACCGCCGAGATCGCCGCGGCTGTCGACCTCGCCGACGCCAGGGCGCTCGCCACCGAATACCGCGATGTCGTGAAGGGGAAGGGACCGGCCTGGGTGCCATCGGCCCCGCCGCTGCCCGGCAAGCCGATACGCTTCATCCGCCGCGACCAGGTCGAGGAGGACTTTCTGAAGGCGCTCGATTGCTTGTCGATCGACGCCTATCGTGCCGGCCTGAGGAGGGCATCATGACGGTCATGAGCGCAGCATCGGCTGCTACTAAGCCCGCACTGGCACCCGCTGGGGCTCATCCCGACTTGGTCCGTTTCGAAAACGCCGAACTGATCGAGGAACTGAACCGCCGGATAGGCGTCGGCAAAATCGAGCAGCAGGAGCTGATCGAAGAGTGGGCCGACGGCGACCCCGAGGTCGACGCGGATGATGGGCCTGAGGTTGACTATCCGCCGGCGCTTGTCGACGCAGCGGACTGGTGGCAGCGCGGCGACCGGAGGGAGGCACTTCACTATCTCGAAATTGCACTCGGCCGCGATTTCTCCGGCCTTGGTGATCTCAAGCCGGAGGACCTGCTTTGACAGCCATCCTCGCGGCCAAGCCGTTCGCCGCGGCGATTGGCAAGGTGGTCGGTGCGATCGAGAAGCGCAGCGGCTATCCCATCCTCGCCTGCGTGCTGATCGAGGTGGCGGACGGTAGGGCAAGCCTTGTCGCGACCGATCTCGATGTGCGTGTGACCACGTCGATCACCGCAGAGGGCGATGCCGGTCCGCTATGCGTCGAGGCCAGCAGACTGGCGGCCGTGATGGGGAGGCTCAAGGACAAGGGCGAGGTCAAGCTTGACTATCAGCCCTACGAGCTGGTGATTACGGCCGGCCGGTCGCGCTTCACCCTACCAACGCTCGATCCTGAGCCCTTTCCGGACTTCACCCAGGACAGCGAGCTGCATTCATTCACCGTCAAGAGCGCTGAGATCGCACGGGTTTTCACCGCTATGTCGCCGGCAATCCACGATGGCGATGATCGGGCCTTCCTTTGTGGCATCCGCCTCGAATGCGGCACGATCAGCAGCGCGAGCGAGCACGCCAAACTTGTCGTCTGCGCCATGGACGGAAAGAAGCTATACGTTCGCCACATCGACGCGCCGGGGATCACGCCTGGCGTAAAAGGCGTCACGGTGCCGACCAAGACCTGCGGTCTTATCGCCAAGCTCTTCGACGGCGATAGTGAGCTGTCGATCTCGGTTACCGCAGGCGAAGCTTCTGACCGCATCACTGTGATCGGTGGCGAAACGAAGCTGGTTTCGAAGCTCGTTCAGGGCACGTATCCCGACTGGCGCCGGCTGATGCCGACGCGTACAGGGACGCATAGCTATGACGCCAAGAGCCTCGTTGTGGCGATCGAGAATGCTGTGGCAGCCGCCGGCGGCAGCAAGGCAAAAGCCGTCCGGCTCAATTTCTCGGACGACGAAGAGACCGAGATCATCTTCCGCAGCCTGCCTGGCGAAACCCAAGCCGAAGGGCGCGATGCCTGCGTGCATTCATCGCTCGGCGGCGCCAAGACGGAAGAGATCGGCGTCGACGGGCGCTATCTGATCGAAATGGTGACCAACCTCGACGCCGAGACTATCGAGCTGGCGATCGCCGACGCCATGTCGCCCATCGTCATCAACGCCGCGACGTTCGACGATCGCCGCGTCGTCATCATGCCGATGCGGGTGTGACAATGGACGTCACCGACGACACGCCGCTGACGCTCAAAGAGGCGTGCGAAATGTTCTTTCGCAACACGATCACGCCGAAGACGCTGCGCGCCGAGGCGGGCCGGGGGACCTTGACGATCATGCGGATCGGGCGGCAAGACTTCGTGACCCCCCAGGGCATCAAGGGGATGATGGTGAAAACATGCCGCGCAAAAGACAGCCCCCAAGGCTCTACCTCCGCGACGACGAAGCCGTCTGGATCATCCGAGACGGAGCGAAATCTATCCGCACAGGCTGCGGCGCTGATGACAGCACAGGCGCTGAAAAAGCACTCTCGCAGTACCTCGCGGACAAGTTCGAGCCTGTCAGCCAAAGTAGTCCAGCTCGCCTCAGCGTCGCCGAGGTCCTGACCGCCTATGGCCGGGAGCATGCGCCTAACACGCGCGGCTCCAGCCCGGAAATGGCTGGCTACAATATCGCGGCCCTGCTGCCTTATTGGGGGCAGCGCAAGCTCTCCGATATTCGGGGCGCGACCTGTCGCGAATATGCGGCGCTGCGCGGCAAGAAGATCAAGCCGGGGTCGATCCGCCGCGAGCTGGCGGTCCTGTCGGCGGCGATCAATTACTGGCACCGCGAGCACGGCCCGCTCGACAGCATCCCCGTCGTCACACTGCCGCCGAAGTCACCACCTCGTCAGCACTGGCTGACGCGTAGCGCGGCGGCCACGCTGCTCGCCGGGGCGCTAGGCTGGTACAAGCTGACCTGGACGGACCTCGCCACGCGCGAGGAGCATAGCCGCTGGCGCCGCGACCTCGGCGCGGTCAACCGCCATTGCGCCCGCTTCATCCTGCTCGGCCTCTACACCGGCACGAGGCACGCTGCGATCCTCGCCATCAAGTGGATGGCCAACGTCAATGGCGGCTGGGTCAATCTCGACAGCGGCGTGCTCTACCGGCGGGGCGCCGGCGAGGAGGAGACCAGCAAGCGGCGAGGCCCGCTGAAACTCAACCGCAGGATCCTTGCGCACCTTCGCCGCTGGCACCGGATCGACGCCGAGAAGCGCAAGGCGATTGCGGAGAAGACCGGCAAGCCCTGCACCGACCACTGGCACGTCGTGGCCTACGAGGGCCAGCCGATCCAGAAGATGCGTAAGCCCTGGTATGCGGCTGTCGAAGGCGGCGCGCTAGGCAAGGAAGTGACGCCCCACATCCTGCGCCACACCCGCGTGACCTGGTGGGTGCAATCCGGCCTCAGCCTCGAGGAAGTCGCCGACGCCGCCAGCATGACCGTGCAGATGGTCGAAGACGTCTACTGGCACCACAGCCCGCACTTCCAGAAGCGCGCGGCCGAGGCATGAACGAGGCTGCTTTTACGCAGGCACTTCAGGTTGGGCAGGCGCGTCCGCCGCGGCGTCTCCGGACTGGAGTTGATCGCGCCATAGCCTAAGTGCGTCACGAGCGCTTTCGAGCGCCTGTTGGTGTTCCTCGATCTCATTTATTGGCAAGCTTCTCGCCGCAAATCCGCCGACCGGATTATGCTCAAATGTGCCAATTCTTATCGGCCCGGCAACACCTCCCGGATTCACGTCTATGACATGCTGGACGGTCCAGGTCGCCAAGAAGATGGCCTCCCTCACAGTGGGTCGACCATTGGAGCAGAAGACGTCCGTGAGGAATCTCAAAAACGGATCGGCGGACAATTTCCCCGAACCTGCCGCCGAGTAGTAATGATGCTCATCTAGAAGTCTAGGCTGAAGCGCGCCTTCAAAAACACAGGTATGATGAGTTCCGCCGTGCGCAAATATCAAAATGGGATTGGCATCTATCGAGTTATTAATGCCAGTCTGAACGAACTGCTGTATTATTGAACGTGTGAGGAGTAACGGAAAGTCGAGAGCGTGTTGTTGGCCCGCAATGTGGCCGTGATTTAGCTCAGCCATTATCCTAAATCGTGCGTTCTGCCCGACATCGCCAGCGAACGCGAAAAGCTGGGGACCGGGCAGGATTGAAATCTTCTGCCCATGGTGGTGCCCGATACCGACCCCTCCCATGCTGGGCGTGATCATGCTGTCGGCCGCAATTACCGCGCCGTCTGTGCAGTGGAAGGTAACGGCAATCGTCATCCGCGAAAGACGCTATTTACCTTCATTTCCGGATATCGCTTGTAGATCGCCCCTACGAGCTGTTCGAAGGAAAGGTTACGCACCCACCCCGCGACGCTCTCCAAGTAGGTTTTGGTAGCAGGCGGCAGGTTAGCTAGAATGCCAACACCCTGCTGAAATCCGTTTTGTGACAGAGCATAAACTCGGTATCGCCCCGTGCTCTGCACCAGCGCCAAACCTTGTCCCGCAAGTTCGTCGAGATTGTCATAGACCGTCTTGTCGAAGGGACCATAGTCGTAAGCCGCAAAATCAAAATGCGGCCCATCGAGCAAATGCGGCGCCTCACGATCCAGCAAAAAGAACAGCTTCTGCACCTGCACAGGTGTAAAGCTGACGTTCTCTCCGCCCGCTGCCAAAGCAGCGATAACGTGTTCACTTCTGGTCATGCCGATCTCCCGTCACTGGTGATTCTATCAGAATTGTCAATGAATGACGAGCGCGCGTAATTTTGAATGGATAAGGCGCGTATCCGGCGCACAGAAACCGCACAGATACGTGCGAACAAGTCCGCAACGTTCCGGGTGCGTTCGCATTGAAAAGGCTAGGTTTTTCAGTGGAGCACTATTTTCGTAATGATGGGGTCAGGTGTTCGAGTCACCTAAGCGGCACCATATCTTCAACGACTTAGCCTTCGCCGAGGTAGGCGGCACGCGGCCAGGCCTGGTTCCGTTCTTTTTGCAGTCATGCCAGACTGCCCGGTACTGCAGTTAACTAGGCCGTGGGTGCATCGGGGTCGATCAGGCCCGCTCCCTTGAGTTCAACCCAGAATGCTGCCGGGATCGTCTCCTTGAGGAAGTCGATATTGCTGGCGACCTCCGACGGGCACGCACCGCCGGGGATGATCGATACAACGGCCGGGTGAGCGAGCGGAAACTGCAAGGCCGCGGCCTGCAGCGAGACGCCGTACCGGGCACAGACAGCCTGGATGCGGCGAACGCGCTCCTGGATTTCGTCGGAGGCAATACCGTAGCGATAGCGCGCGTTTGGTCCGGGGCCGGTCGCGAGGATGCCCGACGCGTAGGGCGCGCCGACGATGACGCTGACGCCGCGTTCGGCGAAGCGCTGCATACCTTGCAGCGAGGATTGGTCGAGCAGCGTGTAAGGCATGGCGACAATGCCGAAATCGATGTCGACGCGCGTGGCAATCGTCTCAAGGGCTTCGGTGACATTGAGGCCCATACCGATGGCCTTTATCTGGCCGTTCCGCTTCAGTTCCTCGAGTGCTTTGACACCGCTCTCCATGAGATCCTTGAGCCGCCCGGCATGATGTTCGCCATGGGCGGCTACCACATCGAGATCGTGGATGATCAGGGCATCAATTGTGTCGAGCCCAAGCCGGATCAGGCTTTGCTCGTAGGCACGCATGAAGCCGTCATAGGTGTAGTTCCACTCGATCTCGAAATTCAGCCCATAGGTCCAGGCACCCCGATCGAAGGCTTTCGGGTCGGCCGGTCGGTGCAGGACCCGCCCGACTTTGGTCGTGATCAGAAACTGGTCGCGCGGCTGGTCGAGCAGGAAATCACCAAGACGGTGCTCGCTGAGGCCGAGGCCGTAGTAGGGCGCCGTGTCGTAATGCCGGATACCGCCATTCCACGCCGCCTGGAGCGTCTCGCGGGCGGCGACGCCATCGAGGCGATTGTACATGCCGCCGAGATGGGCCGCGCCAAAACCCATCGGCGGCAGAGCGAGTTGGGTGGCACCGACCTGGCGGCGACTGGAAAGATCGAGGCTCAA